CTTAATGGTGATATATCGCATAGGATTTTTAGGGTCCATACTCCTTCCTTGTAAGGCAATCAGTTCACATTTCTCATTAAAGAATGGAATGACTATTCTTTTTTCATTTTTAGGAATATTATATCCTTTTGCCACCTTATCTACTACAAATTTGAAATCTGGTGTATGATACAATACATCTAGTTTTGGAAGTTTTCTTTTCTCACAATACATTCTAGATGGGTGTGTTGGATGCAAATCGGATATTTTCTCTCCATATTCAAAAACACATTTCGTAGAAAATTTAGGCTTGAAGTCAAAATCATACTTAACATCTTTTTCTGTGTTTTGAAGATTTTGAGTAGGGCCAGATTTGTTTTGTCCTTCTTTCCACTTTTCCATTACATATTCTTCATATAAAGAATGATTTTGTTCTTTTATGAAATTAGCAAAAGACATACTTGCGCCACAATTATGACACATATATCTAAAACTATTCTTTTTTTCGTAAATAAACCCACGCATCTTGTAGGTTTTTTTCTGAGAATCGCCACAGATAGGACAACGGAAGTTGTACAGATTATTTTTCTTCTGTACGAAACCTTCTAATTGTGGGGATAATCTCTGAATGTATGCTCGATCAATATATATCATCACAACTCCACATGTAAGTAAAGTTCATATTATACTATTTTTTAGGGGTTGTCAATAATTATTCTATTGCCAGAGATAAAAATGTGCTGCGACAGATGATACAGCTGCAGCAAAAACTATCCAAAATGCCTTCAAAAATATAGCAGTTGTTCTTGCGTTTTCTCGCGCCATCCGATCTAATTCATCCATTTTTATAGAAAGTTTGTTTATTCTTTCATACATTTTTTCATGGTCGGTTCGTAAAGCAGTCATTTTTTCTTCGGCCCGAGCCATAGATATCATTGCATCTGCAAGTTGATCAATCTTGCTTTCTATTCTTTCTAATCTAGAATCATAATCGGTCATTAGTTTGCGCCTTATTATTTTTATTATTGTTCATAATATTTTTTATATTCTAAAATTATAATTTTCTGTTCACCCATATATCTTTTCATATCATTTACTACAATAGATAAATTCTTATAAGAATCTTCATCTAATGCAAACAGCGCAATACTCTTACCGCCGGATTTCAATTTATCAACAGTTTCCTGATAGTTATCAGGAGTAACCACAACAAATTCAAAATTTTGCCATGTCACTGGTTTTGGCATTTCAAGATCAAGAGGAACTTTGTTTACTAGAACTTCTTCAGTAACAATCTTTTCCTGTGTACTACTACATCCTGTGATACTCAAGCCAATAAATAATATAAGAGTCAATTGTATATATTTATTCATTTTTCTGTTTCCATAATATCTTCTAAATCACTTTTCAAAGTATTTTGTATATCATTATTTATTATTTTTTCTACAAGGCCAGGTTTGTTTTCTGCCAAGAACCCCAAATCGTGTTCTGAAAGTTTTCTCCTAAGTTCATCGACTTGTCCGTTCAAGACTTTACTTTCTGTAGAAATTCGATTATTGATTTCTTTTACTTCTTTAATATCTGCATTCAATCTTGCAATTTCTGAATCTTTTGACTCCATAGCACCACTCAAGATAACTTGGTTTGCCTCTAGAGTTTTTACCTGAGTTTGTAGTTTTTGTACATACCAATAGCCCCCGCCGGCTACTGTGAGAGCGACAACTACTACCGCTATTTTTGCTGTACTGAAAATACCAAACATTACAAATCTCTGTGTAAGATAATCATAGAACCGTTTTGTGAATCCTGCAACACAACTCTTTTAGTTGGGTTGTTCTTTATATATTTTCTTATATGTAAAGCATCTTCTCTGCGAATAAAATTATCCCAACGAGAATACTTTTTCTTACCTTTCATAAATTTATCAAAACTATCTGGATCGACTTTGAAAATTTGCATACCAGAAAATTTATATGGATTGTTTATAAAGTTTCCTAACTTCGAACCATCACCAACCGAATTAGCTATTCCTCCCGACCCCATCTCTTCGATAAGAATACCACTTTCATATAATTCTTCCTCTTGTTTATTGATATAATCTATAAGAAGATTTTCAAGAAGATTTAAATCTTCTTCTTTTAGATTTTCATTATTTTCTCTAAGAAGTGCCATAGCAGCTGCGTAAGATGCAATTCTAGATTTTCCGCCTGGAAACTTTGAAAGAATTCTTTTTAAATTGAAAATGATTTTATGAAAAATGGTGAAAGATTTTTTTTCTGCATCCGTTTTTAAATCACCAGATTTTTTAAGTTGTTTTCCAGATGCATCAACCACGCCGTTTTTATATGCTTCAGTTTCTTCCCACGGCGTAGTGAGAATTTTTATAAATTGATATGCTAGATATGCATTAAATACTGAGGCCATCTTAAATTTTTCCTAATGTTTCTAATATATATTTATCAAGAACAATTTCTTCTAAATTTATAGTTCTACCCTCAATTCCTTTTACTTCTTTTGGAAGTTTGTGTAAAAAGTGCAAAAAACTTGCTAAGATGTAGTGTTGATTTTTGTCAATTTTCAAAAATAAAATTCTACTACACGGAACATTTCCCAAAACATTAAACAAAATTACCAGATGATTTATTATCAATCTCTCTTTTAATAAACCTTTAGTGTGATATTTGTGAAAGAGTCTCTTGACATATTTGATACGTTTCATATCGTCAAGAAACTCTTCCATGCTATGACACTGAGGATTATCATAAGATTTCATCTGATAATTGAAAACATTGTTTTCATTCAAAATTTCAAAGTGATCCATTATTATTGTTCTTTATAATATTATATTACGTCTTTGATTTCAGCAACTAAATCCTTTTTAGTTTTTCTCTTGTCCAACTCAATTCCATGTTCTCTACCCAACTCTTCCAATTCGTCCTTTGTCATACTTGAAAGATCTACACCTTCATCTTTCGGTGCTGATGTTGGTTTTGGTTTTGGTTTTGGTGCTGGTTTTGCAGGCGCAAGTGCATCAATTTTGTCTTTCAAATTTGAGTGCTTTTTATACATCTCTCCAGTTTTTTCGTTGACCCAACCGCGATTAGTTGCAACTGCATTCTTCATCCAGTTTTTTGGCCTTGCCCAACTTGGTAAATCCATTTTTTTCTCCTTATTTAACGTAGCTAGCAATCTTTTTAGCGCGAGAGGAATTTCCATATTTCTCCATCGCCATTTTTTCAACTTCTTTTTGAACCTGTTTTTTATTATATTTAGGGTTCATTGCAAGAACAATTTCTTTCATTTCCTCTGCATCTTTTTTATCAGAACTTTCAATCAATTCTTTAATTTTTAGTTCTTCTTTGAGTTTTGGATCAAATGATTCATCTTTTCCATCAATTATTTTATTGACTTCGCTTGGAGACATGTTAAAATTCATCATTAGTTTGCTAACAGCAAGAGTAGAAACGAATGGCAAATCTAAATTAACAAGAGCAATCGTTTGTTCCTTGTCCAATTTGTCCAAAGCTTTGGAAAGTTTCATTCCTGACTGTGCAGAGATTTTCTTTCCTCTCAGGTCTTCAAATTCACTTTTTAATTTTTTGATTTGGGCTGGAGAAAGTTTTTCTTGTAAATCAATCTCTGTTTCAAATTCTTTTAGTTCAATCTCTTCCATCTTATTAGCAGCTCTATTAAGACCTTTTGCTCTGTTTTGGCCCTTTTTAAGATCAGCAAAAGTTAACTTTCCTTTAGCATTTTTATCTCTTAATTTATTAAGTTGAGCACCTGCTTTACCATGATAATTACGTAAAGTATCTTGAGAGACTTCATCGACCTCTTGATCTTCTTTCACAGGAAATCCAATATCTTGTTTTTTGCTTGTCTTTACAATCTTCAAAGTTTTCTTGTCTTTAATTTTCATTGGTGGAAGTTGAGAAGTGGAAATAATTGATTTTGCTCCCTTTTCATCAGAAGCCATACCTACGACTTTGTTACCATCAGCAGTATCAACAACTACGAAGGGCTGTTTCATTTCTTTAATCTCATTAATTTTACTATCAAAAAATCTTACCCCAAACATTTTCTCAGCAGTTTTCTTACCAAGAACATTCTTAACAATCATGAGGATTTTTTCTCTTGGTTCTGTGTCCAAATCATTCACAAATGAAATCAAAGCTTTCAATTGATTATCTTTCATCATTTTTGCTGCTTTCATGAAATCATCATAATCCATACCCTTTTTATCTTTTTTAGCATATGATTCGAGATCTCTTGCTACCATTTGAATTGATGCTTCATGTAAATGAAATTCTTCCATTTTTGGTTTTTCATGAGTATATCCCATCTTAGACATACGTTCATGATCTTCTGGTTTTTCGGCTTTATAACCTTTACCAGTTTTTGGGTCGTACATCATATGAGGTTCAAATTCCTTTTCCTCTTTATACATATTCAATTCATATTTCTTATTGTCCATATTGTATACTTGAATTTGAACTGCTTTTTTACCATCTTTATCAAGTAAACGATAAGAATTGGTTTTACCAGATGTTGGTTTGCGAGGCCCAGTGGCAACTTTATCATCAATTTCTTTTGGATCAATATCAATACCATATTTTTTCTTTGCAAATTCGTATGCATGTTTCATTGCAGATGAAAAATCTTTGTGATACAAATCATAACCAGTTGAAGATTTGCCCATTTTTTCTAGAAGTCTTTCTTCCATAGTAGGCTTTTTATATCCAAGTTTGACTAGTTTTTCTTTGAACTCTTTGCCGCGGCCATCAAAATTCTTCTCGTTTTCTAGGTCATCTTTTTTCTTCTCTGAATAGGAAAGCTTTTGCAATTTTTCTTTAAATGCTTTAGTTCTTCCATCTAAAGATTCATTTTTTGCACTTCCCATTTTTTGTGAACCCTTGGAAACCTTTTCATCGTCCTTGTTTTGCATAATACCAACAGCGGCTTCTTTATTAACAGTCTTTGCAATTTTATCAGAAATTGTGACAGGATATTCTTTATCACCAAATTTAAATTTCTTTTTTCCTGCCGCCTTCGCAGCAGAAGCTGCGCCGATGAAATCTGCTACATCATCGTCTAAAATTTCTTCGGGAATATTTTTCCTATTAGTCATGAGAGTTCTCCAGTTTTTTTACTATTTATCTATCTTTCAGCCCAAAGGTCTGCATCCGACTTCCGTGCGCCACCGCCAGTGATAAATGAATTGACTCTAGCAAATGCCCACTGTTGTGGAGTAGTTCCTGGCCTATGTCCTGTTTTCCAAGCAGCCATACCTCTGTCATATACCTTTTTTAGAATACCATATGAAATACCCGACTTTTCTGCTTTCTTTTTAAGTCCCTCGATTTGTTCATCTAGTTCTTCTTTGATAGAATTTTTGGCAAATTTGATCGCTTTTTCTGGGCCCTTGGCCGTATTACCTGTTTCTTTTGAATCCCAGAACATATTCCACACTTTACTACGTGCTGCATCATTTTTAGCTTGTTTCATGTATTTGTTTAAAATATCAGCATCTGCCTTTGAAAGTTTGTAATCTAACTTATCATCATATCTTAGATTACCACCTACTTTGTAATTTGTGTCGCCCTTATATTTCCATCTTTCTTCATCAAGTTCAACTTGTTCTTTAATAGAATTTCTATAAAGAGTCTCTAAATCTTTACCCGACACTCCACTGAAAGATTTAGCGATAGTATATACATATGATTTTAAAGACTGTTTATCACCTTTTGATGCAATCAATTTTTTTAACGCATCAAGAGCAGCCATATTCATTCTTTCTTTATTGGTTGCAATTTTTTCATCAACAGTTTCATTTTTTTCTTTTGCTTTAAGATATGCGGCAACCGCCATTTGTCTTATTTTTTCATCGGACTTACCTTTGAATTGCGGAGCATCTGATTTTCTAAAATCATCGATGTAATCACCAGCATCAGCATCTTTGCCTAGTTTTTCATTTTTCTTACCATATTCCATAACTTTTTTACCCAATGGCGTCAAGTTACCTTTTTTGTCATACATTTTATCAATAAGTTTTTTTTCTGCTGATGTCAATTCTTTAAGATTTCCATCATCATCGTATTTTCCCGATTTTTTCTTTGCAATAGCAATGGCAGCTTGTTGAGCTGGATTTGCTGCTTCTTTTTTATTATCCTTAGACATAGAACCCTGTTTTACAACACCAGAATTCTTAATTTTGCTGACAAGCTTCAAACGGCGCATGTTAGATATTTCGTTAAGTTTTTCTTCAATATTCATATCTACCTCTTCGTATTTTAATTCTTTACTTGATGTAGAGAAGTTTTTCTTACGCATGATTGTTTTATGTACAACTTCAAACTCACCATTCTTATAGTTGATAACTACAGGCAGATTTAAGTTAGTTGACATGTCTTTGAGAACTGCTTCGATATCGGGGTTCGCCTTGATCTGAGAACCTTTTTTCTTCTGAATCTTTTTGAAAAACTTTTGAAGTTCTGCAACTTTGATCTCTGGATCGTTTCTATTGTCATTCATTCTATCAACAAAATGTCTTGTAAATGTAATATCAATATCATATTTTGCAAGCATTCTATCTGCAAATTTTTCCAAATCGTCTATTTGTTTTTGAGATACATCCTCTCCATACATTTTATGATATAGGTTGGTGTATTTTGAGGGTTTTGTTTTTGCATTCGCATCGCCAGGTGCTGGTTTGTAAGAACTGTCTGAATCGTCTGATTTTTTTCCATATTTTGCGAAATGTCTTGCGCGAGCTTGTTTTGTTGACTTTGACATTTCATCGCCGTCTGCATCTTTTGCGTAGTATTTTTTAGGTTGTGTACCTTCTCTATCTTCGATATCTTTGTCCTGAGCAACCTTTCTTTCCGCAAAAAATTCTTCATATATCTCGTTGTACAGGTTGTTATCAGTTGCATCGTCTACATATCCCATATAATCTGTTTGCATAAACTCTAGCAAATCATCTCCAACGGAATTAAGAAATTCGATCATTTCTTCGCTGAGGTTCATTGCTTTTCTTAGGTCTGCAAAGAGTTTCTTTCCATGCGTTCTTTCAAATTTACTTGGAAGTCCACTCTTGAATCCTTGAAGAATTTTTCCACCAATCTTTTCATCTTCGTATCTATTAGCAGCTGCAGCTGCTCTCATTTTAGATGCAGACATACCACTTACATCAGTAGCATTTTCATCTCTTTCTCCGGCAGAAACAATTTCAACTCCATTTTCAAACTCATAGAAACCATGACTACCAGAAACACCATTGTACTTATTCAATATTGTTTCAAATTCTGAAACTCTATCGCCACCTACAACCATAATACATCTTTCATATCCCATCTTATATAGCATAGGAACGATATTAAAAGCAGATTTTGCATCTTTATTGGACATGATATTCTTAGAATATTTTGGAAACATTTTCTTCATATAAGAAACTTTTGTTCTAAAATCTAGAGGGTCTTTTTTAGGATTTGTAGATTGACTTGGAAATACCATAAAATCCGCCTTTTCGCTTCTTGCGACGGCAGCAACTTTCTCTATTAGTTTTTCATGTCCAGTTGTTGGTGGATTAAATCTACCAAATGTAAAAACTACAGTATCTTTCATTCTTCTGCTCTTGTTATATTCGTTATACGATTTATTTGTTGAGTGATAATTGCTTCGCGGTTTGGCCAGTAAATATACTCTTTTTCTTTATTTTTCATCAAATTATTTAGTAGAGGTAAAATTAGATTTTCAACATCTTTCAACTTAGAATTTACAATTACTTTTTCGTTATTATAAAATTCCTTCACCGTTTCAACTTCGTCTAACATTTCACCAAGTTTATCAACTAAATTGTCCATTTTATATTCTAATAACTTGAGTCCTTCTCCAGTGCTTTCAAGTTTTTCTGACACTTCATTAGATGCCGGAGAAGGTGCAATACTTCTCAGCTCTTCTTCGTCAACGGCAGTAAATCCAAAATCTATGTCATCTGTCATTTTTAGTTCCTTCCTCTGGCACATACAAAAATTGGTCTTTGAGTTTTCTCCACTGTCTACCATTTGTAAAAACAGCACTCATCAACGGTTTTTCAAATTCATTCAGGGCATGCCACATTATTTTTTTATATTCTTGTAAATAATTGGTATTCATTACATCATCAAACTTTTTTATATTAGATAAATGAATATCAAGCAACTGATGAAACATTCTATCCCCCTTCGTAAATTTTGATTAATAAACTCCCATTGTTATCGCCTTTTATTACTCTATGATATCTGTGGTTATCTATCTTCAACCACATTCCTTTCAATAACTCAAAAGGAAATTCATCTTCAAATTGAAAAAACCATCCATCAGATTCCATAATACGAACTAGTCTATCATTTTTGTCTCTATGCCAAACCAATTCTTCACTATCTACATCCTCATTAAATTCTCTTAAAATACAGCTTTCTTCTTCCATCCATTCCATATAAGGTCTCATAGTATCACCAAAAATAGCTTCCGCCTCCACTCAATCCAAGTTGTTTTGCATATCTAGGCAATCTACATGCCCAGTAGCCAGGTTTTGTTTTGTCGTTTTTCTGATCGCAATTATGTCTTGCTGCAAAATTTCTAGCAGCTTCTTTGTTATTAATTTTTGCAGTCAATCCAGTTGTATCTCCAAACTCAACCTTTATAACATTTCCCTTTTCATTTTTCACATAAACATAGTATTTCTTGTTACCGCCTCTTTTGGGAGAATTTAATTCTACATCTTTTTCTTCCTCAACCAAAAAAGGACAATCGAGCGGGACATGTTCATTTTCAAACAATTCCCACTTTCCAATATCTGTTTCAAGAATTTCTATATCATATGAATCGAATTCTAGTTTTCCTTCTTCATACATTTTTCTTGCAATATTAAAAGTTTCAAAAAATGCATTCGATCCTAAACGAAATACATTATCTAATAATGGAATTTCACTAATAACATGATATTCTACCATCTCTTCAATATTTTGAAACTGTCTAAAACTTTTCATTTCATCAAACCCTGTATTGTTTTCAACGCCTTCTTAGCGTCTGGATGTTTTGGATTAATACTTACTTCATCTCCATTCATAAAATCTGATATGTTAGCAGATTTTCCTAACGCAGTTATTGCTTTATGTAATGGGTCTTTAGGGTCATATCTGGTTTCAAAACCAGGCTTGCCTCTTAATTCTACCCATTTGTTATCGCCCTTATTCCACATCTTTAAAACATCCATGTCTTTGCCACGGATTAACTTGAATTTAATTCCTTCGTCCAAAAATTGAGCAAAGCTTTGCATCATTCAAAATCCAGATCATCCATTATACTATAATCATACACGGAATCGATGTAATCTTTGGCTTTTGTAATTTTAGATACAATCCAAGGTTCGATTTCAAATTTCTCTATCTGAGGTCTTCCCATCTCTTCTTCCATTGCATCTATAAGTTCATCTAATTTGTTTTGCATGATTATCATGTCGCGCATCATCATTTCGGCAGTCTCGCCCACAAAATCTCTTTCTTCAGAAATATTTTCATTTTGTCTCCGCAAAACAGCCCTAACTTGTGGGTGGTCAGATAAACCTTTTTTGATTTTATCAATTGCTTTAACTGCGCCTGTCATATTACCATCTTTATAACGCTTATCAGATGCAACGCCTATAGCCATTTTGATTTCTTTGTCCGAAAACTTTTGTTCCTCTAAAGTTTCTTCTTTAATATTTCTTTTTGCCTTTTGTCCAGAAATCCATTTTTGAGCAGCTTTATTTTCAGGAGTTTTCTTTGCCCATGATGAAATTGCTCTATATGTTGCCATAACATCTCTTTCAAAATCTGCGCCATCAGAATTATCAACAATGAACATTTTTGATTTGAATGCTCTTTGGAACTTTCCAATGTTATCTTGAACTCCTTTCCACATCTTACCAACTTCGGCGGCACCAAGCGTCCTGCTTCTCGCGGCATCTCTAGCAACGGCCGTTTCTAAATTTGTGTTTACAAAAATCATTGCAGTTTCATAACCAAGTTTTTCTAACTGAGCTTTTTGTTTTGCAATCTTTTCATAATCTTTTCCCGTACCATCAATAACCAATCCCAATCTACCCTGTACATAGAGAGATTGTTGTTTGGATGTTACTTTTTTTGCTCGAACTCTGGCAGTCTGACCAGCATCAGACCAAATATCGTCTGGTGTCATTTCAAGTCCAGCCTTTGCAAGTGCCTTTTCAAACGCTGGGTCTGAATTTACAACTCTCATTCCAAGAGAAGTAAGTGCAGTTTTTCCCACAATAAAAGATTTTCCTGAACCGGGCCCGCCGGCAAGAAATACTGCTTTAAAAATAGAAGGATCGTTAACACCTTCTTCCAATCTAAGTCTTTCTATAATTCTTATTATGTCCATTTACTTGTCCCATGCCTTTGCTGCGGTAAAGTTGTTATAACTAAATTCCATTCTATCTACAAGTTTCACAGCATTAGTTCCAGTGTGGTCAATTGCAACATATCCCTCTGGATTTGTTACTTTATAACCATTATCAGTTCTAACAAAAATATCCGTCATTTGTTTAATACTATTTAGTTTATTTACGATTAGAGTTTTAGCTGCAATCATTTCTTCCATAAAGTCAACTATCGCATATACAACCGAATCTAACTTGATTAGTTTTTTGACCAATTCATCTCTTAATTCTTCTTTTATTTGACGTGATTTTTCTGTTTTCAATTTGGAAATTATCTTATTATCAAAATAATTTTTGACATACATTGAATAATCAAAGTTTTTCAAATTTTTTGTCGAAATATTCTTTCCTTCTCTGATGTATGCATTCAAGAAAGTTTTGAAACTTGCACCAGACAATCCTTTCACCAATGTTTTATTCTGAATTTCTAAAAATGAATTAAATTCATTTGCTTTGATTTTTTTGAATTTTCTACCGACAGATGAGAGTTGTCCATTAAGAGTTTTCAATTCAGATGCAGTAAACTTAGCAGTCCCAGAAACATCTTTAAATGTTGCATCATCCATCCAAACTGAAGATGTTTTCTTGAGCCCAGAAATATTAACTCCAAATGAAGCTGTCATTCCTTGCAAATCTTTTCCTTTATATGTTGTATGCCAAACAACACCAACCTTAGATGCAGAAATTTCTTTTCCAATAGAAGAGTCTTTTTGAACAGCATATACTAATGTATTTGGTTGAAATGTAATATAAGTTTTGCCATCCAAAGTTTTTTCTTCTCTTTCATCAGTATACATCAGGTCGCCCTGAATAACATCTTTGATTCCCAACTTGGAAAACTCTGAAAATGCAACTTTAAATTTTGACTTTAGGTTTGGCGACAAGTCGGAAGTTGTTTCAATTTCATCTATGCTTTTATACAACAATGGCACTGCATTAAATACAGACTTTTTTGCGACAAAAAACTTACCATCGGAAGGATCAGTACCAGCAAAAATTGCTGGAGCTCCGTCCCACTTTACGGTCATATTGATCTTAGAAGTAGCAGAACCAGATAACATATCTCTAAGGGCTCTTAAAAAGTTTACTGCGCCTCTTGCACCATTAATACCATTATTAATAATTTCATCTTCAAGATGTTCTAGGTGTAAATTTTTACCTTCTTTTGATTCGTTTAAATGTGTTCTAAAACTTTTCATTAGTATAACTTTCCAAATGGGCCGAACATTGGGCCTTTTTTCTGTGCCATAAAAAATAAATCCCTTATAAACTCTTTTCTTCTAGATAATGATAAATTTGCTATAATATATGCAAAACATACGATTTGAGATATAACAACATTATCTTTACTTCTTCCTTTTGACCAAGATTCTTCAAGTTGGTCTACAAATTTATCTAAATTTCCATCAATTGTAAAAAGTGTTTTATTTCTTTTTATAACCGATATTTTATTTTCAAAATCTTTCCTATCAAACTTCATATAATGAGTGTGTTCTGGCATCAAGTATCCATCTTTTTTTAATTCAAGTTTCAACATATCTTTTGGAACTTTTCCTAAAAACGCAGCAGCTCCAGTTCCAACAAACTCATATGTGATGTTTCCAATTTGAGCCTGATTGCTTTTTACTCCCATACGATAAGTTTTGTTTTGGTATTTTACTTCTAATTGACTAGTAACCGAAGTAAAAGACTTTGTTTTTTCATTATATGGAATATTTAAAAGAAACTTTGAATAGTCTACAGAACTTTCTTTAGTAGAAGATTTTAAATTTATTAAATCATAATTTAATTTTTTTCCATCATTCTTTTTCAAAGAAATACCAACAATGTCTGTATTATTATACGCAGAAACTAATATGGCATTACACTCTTGAATACTAACCGCTTCATTTAACATCGCTTCGTATTTTTTATAAGCAGACGACCTTAAAAGCCATATATCAGCAGGATTCCACGAATCTTTCTTTGCAATATCAAACTTACTATTTACTAATTTTGATATATAATCCATAAATCCACCATCACGATTATAAACATCAAATGTACTATTGGGTAGTTTGGTTTCTTTTTCGATTTGATTAAATTGCAATTCAAACGAATTATACCAAGACTTTTCATATGGAAGATTGGGATATATTTCTAAGAGTGTCGGAAGCAATTGGTCGAATTTCTTGTAATTTTTTGTTTTACTAGATAATAATTCTTCAAATATTTTAAGAGTAATTAATTCTTGTTGTTGAGTAGTAGGAGCATTACTACTTGGATTAGATCCATTTCCAAATTTAAGAGATATTCCTATATATTTTTTCTTATATGAATTTATATCGACCATATTCTTAAAATCATTAAGAATCTTTGCGTTTCCGAATCCTGCGCTACCTGTCTCTATTGTAATAAATTCATCAAAAGATTTTCCAAAGTTCGATTTCATTTCTTCGAATAATGAAACCAAAACTTTTTCTTTACTCATTACCACCCCAAGATCTTTTATATCTTGGGATGATTTTGGTCTATAATTATAAGCCATGAAATGGAATTACCCTTTATATATTGAGTTAATACCACTATTTATAATTTTACATGTAGTGTAGATATGTACCTACAATGTACTTATCATTGGATACAGCGGGCTGAGCTTGGTGTGGATGCGTCCAAAAAGGCGGAAACACTGCGAGTCTGCCCTGTACTGGTGAGATACTTGTATTGTAATCAGGAAATACGGTCTCTCCCCCTTCCTCTACAGTATTGAGATAAAAGAAGCACACAAGAAATCTTCTTGCAGAAGCATAATCACCAACATCCGCATGATACTTGAAATCATCCTCAGAACCAGCAAAATATTTTTTCATTCTCACTTCTTCATTATGACATTGTTGAGGAAAAAATGCGATATTATTGTGTTGTCTATAACTCTCAACATATTCGGAAACTTTCCCTAAAAGTTCCATTGATAGTTCTTCAAACTTCGGATTTGCAGAAAGAAGTGCTGGATCAAAAAAATTCAATTCAGTAAAACTTCTATATTCTGGATGTTCTGTTTTCTTATGATATTCAGAAGCCTTTTCAAACTCTTCAATAATTTCTTCACACTTTTCTGCTGACAAAACATTGTCCCATACAGAAATCCAAGCCATGTTACCATCTGGTGGTTTAACTCTAAAAGTTTCTTGGTCTACCTCAAAATTTACTACTTCTTTTTCGTCCGTCATAGTTTAATCTCCACTTTTCCTATCTTTTTGCTAGATTTATTAGAGAATGTTTCTCTATAAGTATTATCAGTTCTTTCCTGTATTAATTCATCCTGTGCGTCATCTTCAACATCATACAACCTCATTTTTGGTCTATCAATTCCAACAACAAATCTTTTATTTTCATTTGGATCATTATATCGATTCTTCAATTGTTTAATCAATATCTGTCCCATATCTTCAAGTTCTTCTGTTGATATTAGAGCAAACATCAAATCTGCTGTAGCAGGCAAACCAAAACTCTCAGATGTGTCAGTCAAATCAACATCACTGTTTGCATAACCACCTCTGGTCGTCTGTGTTGCAGTCACAATAGGCACATCATTTTCAACAGCAAGACCTCTTAGTTCTTCTGCAATTGATTTTATCAATGTATATGAGTTTGCACCAGCGCCAGGTTTAATTCTTGCAGATGCACATATATTTAGGTAATCAATATAGATAACTTTTGGTCTAAAATTCTTCTTCAAAGATAACTCATTCAACAAGTGTCTGAAATGATTTGCATTTGCGACAGCTGTTGGATACTCTTTGATAATCATTTTACCAGTTGTCTTTTTCTTGATTCGATCAATCTTTTTATCAAATGTACCTCTTGCCATTGCAGAAACATCTTGAATGCTGGTGTTTAAAAGATTTGCATCAATTCTTTCTGCAATCTTTTCTTCTGCCATTTCACATGTAATATACAAAACATCATATCCCATTAGAAGATGGTTTGCTGCACAATCACACATAAACAGAGATTTACCAACACCAGTTCCAGCAAGTGCAACATTCAATGTTTTCTTTGGAAGTCCACCCTTCGTGATACGATTTAACATATCAAGATGAAATGGAATTTTTTCTTCAACTCTCTGATAAAAGTCAAATCGTTCTTCCCAATCATCAATAAAATCATGACCAATATTACTATCAAATGAAACTGCAAGAGCCTCACTCAAAATCTTTGGCATGTTTCCTTTTTCTGGAGAATCTTCATTAATGATATTGATAGATTTCATCACCGCATTATATATAGCTCTATCTTGACACCACTTTTCAGTTGCATCCAATTGCCATTCACTATTTCTATGTTCATCTCTTTGATTATGGAGATAATTTATAAACTGAGAACATTCTGTGTAAATATTTTCAGAAACATTTATATCGTCTAAAGAAATCAATAAAGATTCTTTGGTAGGCAAATCATTATATTTTTCGATATGATTCTTAATCATATCAAAAATAATTTTATTGGATTCGGTTTGAAAATATTCTCGTTCTATAAACGGCAATGCCTTTCTTACATAAGCATCATCCGAAAACAAACAATTCATAACAACTTGTTCAGTTAGTTCCATCTAATTTTTTAGCCTCTCTAAACAACCTATCGGACTCATCTTTTAAATGTTGTGCCTGTCTTAATAAAGACTCTTTCTTTTTCTCTATATCATCTGAGCCTTTATGTAAAGACAAAGTTTTTGGTTCTTGATCTTCTGTTCCATAAACTTCTGTCCATTTGTCTTTTGGACATCTTAGATTAGCAATTTTAGCTTTGGCAGGCATAAAACATCCACAAGATTTACATACCTTTAATGTTTTTACAAACTCTTCACAAGAATTACAAATCTGCATTCTCTGTTGATATATAAAATCAGAAGCCCAAATTGCCATTAGTTACCTACTCTATATTTCTTTTTCAAAAATCCATCAAATTTAGAATCTTGTAATAAAGTTTCCCAAAATTCCATATTATGTGTTTCTTTTTCACGAAACTTTTTATCGTCTACTTCTCCAGTTTCTGGATCAACCATCTGATACCATCCACCTGATTTGGATATTACACCATAATCTACCGCCATGTCAAGAAGACCTGAAGTTTTATCTATACCATTTTCCCATGAAACTGAAATTGGAATTTTAGATTTTTCTTTTACAAATCTAGATTTCTCTACATTGATTACGAAATGATATCCTTGAATTTCTGTACCAACCTTGTCTTGTTGTCTACCAATAATCCAAATAGTATCAGCACTATAATACATTCCAGTGCCACCAGATACAACCTTAGTTGGATATAACCCCTGTGAGTCATATGTGTGGTTAATTGCAACCATTGGAATATCTTTCATTGTTAGATGTGGTGTTACCATTCTAAACAAAGATTTGAATTGTTTTGCTCTTGTCATATCAGCGGCAGACTTTTGATTCTCCGCATCTTCTACTTCTTTTTTCGATGCAAGGTTTCCTACAGAATCAACCATGATAAAAAGTTTATCTTCTGTTTCTATTTCTTTTAGCTGAGAAACCATATCAAATTTCAATTCTTCCAAATCAGTAACTGGAATGTGAACTACTCTTGTGGTATCAATTTCAAATACATCAAAATAGTTCTGTGGAGTTCCAAATTCACTGTCATAAAAAAGAGCAACCGCATCTGGATATTTGTCTAGATACGATTTCATCATAATCAAACCAAATGCCGTTTTAAAGTGTTTACTTGGACCTGCAATCATTGTCAAACCAGAAGTAAATCCTTTTTCCAGTGATCCAGAAAATGCAACATTCATTGCTGGAATATTTGTAGGAATATTATCCTTTTCATGTAAAAACGGCGATTCTGATAAAGTATTAACTCTTCCATCTTTGAAAGACGTATTCTTTCTTAACTTACTCATTAGTCCAGATGTCATATTATTCTCCTATTAAAAAAAGTCATCAATTGTAAATATTTTTTCAGTTTTCCAACCAATTGTGTCTGTGATAGTTTGAATAGGGTCAAGAAACGCCTTTTCAAATTGTTTGTTGTAGTCAATATATCGATGCAAGTCAAATTCTTCTGGTAAAGAATCTTGAATTGCAATTGTATTGTTTCCTATCGGATTTGGCTCTTTCAAATATACAAACTTAATCTTTTCGCCTTCCTTAATTAAAGGATAAGACATTCCAAGTTTGTGTTTTTGCACCAAATTATTATAATGAATCACACCTTTCACATGAATTGGTGTGCCTTTTGTATATAAATCTTTCGAATCAAAGTATTTCTTTAGGCCATTAACACTTCTTGGAAAAGAAATGTCTGGTACATCCATTGTTTTAAATTCTTCTCTAAATTTATCAATAAACTCAATCAACTCATCATTATCACCCTTCATTATAACTTTAAAGGATTCTCTTAGTTTATCTCTACACGCAGCCGGAGTTGAAGAACGAACAGCCTCAATACCCATAATTTTTAGTTCTGGGGTTTTATATCTGACTCCTTCGTTATCATGAACATTTAAGATATATCTCTTCTTCGCAGTCCACAAACCCTTTGATGCAATCACCTCTCTAGCCATTACCATCTTTTGGTCATATGCATTCATATATTCAGCAAGTTCTTTATAAGCCTTATCAATAAAAGGTTCCAATTTCTCCTGAGCAACTCTATCAAGAAATGATACCACTCGCTCGGTTTGTATACCACCATCACTCTCCGATATCGAATCTCCTTTTCCAAACACTCTTTGTACCAAGTCACCAAAAACAACATATATCGAATCTGTATCGCTTGCAATGACATATTCTTTCTGTTCTTCATTTCCTAATACCTTGTTCATGTATTCGTTTACTTTTTTCTCAATCCAACGAATACTTAGTTGACCAGATAAAGTAATCGACTCAGCCTGTCTAATATCAAAATATCTAAAATATTGATTTCCTAACGCACCATAAGCTGAATTGAGAAGAATTTTTGCTGCCATTTGTTTGTTGTTTAGTGCGGCGATTTTCTTATCTAATTCCACTGGATCGCCGTCGCCGTCAATCTTTCTCTGTTTACATTTTAACATTTCTTTCTTATATTGTACACGGTCATCATACATACCTTGCATCAATTTTGGAAGAAATCCTTTTTTTGAATTATCATAAAGAACGCCATTTGGTGTGAGAGAATATCCATATTGTTGACATGCTTCTGTGTCCGTTCCTTTCTCTAACAAAGTATTTACATTTGTATCAACACGATCTGTTTCAACTAATGTTTCTGGTGAGATATTATATTGCATGATAAGATGTGGATACAAACTATTCAAATCAAAAGACATGACCCAATCATGCATTCCAACAATTGGATCTTTTACATATGCACCGGCATAGGCCTCAGTCTTTTGACTTATTGTTTTTGGTGGAATTACTATCTTGTTTCGTCTTAGAAGATTAAACGCAATCGAGTCCCATGTTTTGATTGGAGAAAAAACTTCATCATAATTAACCTTTGCCTGATATGCAATAGTAATGAGAAGTTCCAACAATTTTAGTTTATCTTCAAGTCTATCGACAAGTTCAACATCAATGATGTTATAATCTATATATTTCTGATAGTCCATCTTATAAAATAGATGCATCGATGAAAATTCAGAGTGGTCAAGTTTTCTTTGGCCAAGTTCAACAAATGCAATATGGTCTAATCGATAAGATTCTCTGGTGACATATGTAAATTTTCTATACAAGTCAAGATAATCAATAATGTTTAATCCAAGTAGCTGAACATGTTCTGTAAGTTGTCCTCTAATATTTTTTTGAACTTTGTTTACAGAACGCCAAGGTGACAGACGTTTCATCTGTTCTTCGCCCAAGATTTTAGTAATTCTATTTACAAGATATAATATATCGAAAGAGTTTACATTCCATCCAGTTACAATATCAATATCAGCAGACTCCCACAAATTCAGAAATGAACGTAGAAGTTCCATTTCACTTGTACATTTGTAATATTTGATATTCAGATGTTCGACTTCTGGAGTTTTATGTTCCCAATCTCCAAGACCAAGAACTGTATAAAGTCCATTATATTTTAAAGTAATAGCATTCACTCGTTCAGCCGCAGCTGCTGGTTCTGGAAATCCCTGTTCACATTCAACCTCAATATCAAGTGTTGCGATATTGATTTTATCAATATCAAATTCCATATCATTATAAGTATCAGATATAAATGGATAGATAAAAGGCGTCATTCCGTAAATAGGAGACAGTCCTTCGACTTCTCGCATCTTACTTCTTGCTTCGTTAATGGCCGAAAATGTTACTTTTTTTAGATTTTTTCCATCAAGAGATTTATATTTTGATGTTCTGTCTTTTGTTTCAAAAAATAAAGATGGTTTATAATCTAACCTTAATTTTTTTCGTTCACCATTGTTATATTCTCTAACAAGAATTTTGTTTCCAATATTTTGTACATTAGTATAAAAACGCATAATACCTCATAATATATACTATAAAATTCAAATTGTCAAGGTTTTTATATTTTTACAAAACCATGATTGCCGCGGGGCGGAGATGTAGTAAGTGTTGGTTTGCTTGGGGGAAGAACTAAACCACTACCAAATACTTTATTATATTCCGTAGTTAGTTCATTTACAGGATCAACAATAAATCCAATATATGCTTTTTCTAATTCTATTCCATCAGACGATTTTGTATAAGGCATGAAGGGAGACAGACCAACTCTTGCTGTTGCTGTTGTTGTATCTGCATATGAAGTGACAATTTGACAAGCATTTTTTAAGAAATACTTACCTTCGCCTTTATCTTCAATATCTCCCATCAATTCTTCGCCAGATAGAAGTCTGACTACCTTAATTGCCATCTGTTGATGGTGCTTCTTCTGTAGAAACTGGTACTGGTTGTGATTGTGGAACATTTGCAAAATAAGCAATAATAGTTTTTAGTTTAGTTTCCGCTTCATTCAACTGCGTAACTAAATCATCCATAGATCCAATAGTATCTCCATGATCCCCTACACCAGCACCATTTTCGAAATATACTTGAAGATTTGCAATTGCTGCATCTCTTTCAAATTCATATTTACGAATTAATGCTCGTAATTTTAAACTGCTTGTATAATCTAATTTCATTATATCACTCCTATGTTATCCTTGATATTTTTGAACTTCTTCGGCTTTTGCACCACGCTCAACCCATTTTTTCTCATTTTTAATATGGTTTCTCAGAGATTGCTGCAACTTTCTAGAATACTCCGTATCTCCTAACCATTTAATTACTCTGCGTTCAAACCATTTCCATTCCATGTTCAAAACTTTCTGAACAATATGAGGACTTGCCTCTACAATTTGTCTATTGTTTAAAAGTTCTTGCATCAGTTTATCGTGCGGAAGGCCTGGATTGAATCTAATATCTTTACCATTTGAACTAGTCCGATATAGAATTGGCTCTTCGATAGGTTCTTCATTCACCTGATTTTCATTATCTGACATAATTTATGTTCCCTTTACAATCCATTCCTTTTCATCTTGAATTTCCATTCGGCGTGTTTTGCAAAGTTTTACAAGTTCATTCAAATGTTTTCTTGCCCGAACTCCGGCAGATTTATTTCCATTTTTAAACTTCTCGTTTTCTATTTTATATTGTTCCAATTCAATAGTTAGCTGATCATGAGTTTCCATTTTTCTATCCTTGGTTAGTTGGGGAGCAAAATGCTCCCCGATAATTTATTATTCAACTAAAAGAGTTTTCTTTCCCTTTTTGCCAATTGATCGATTAATCTCAATCTTTCTAGGCTGTTTTTCTTCTGGAATTACATGTTCCAATTCGATTACAAGCATTCCATTAGAAAGTTTCGCATCATTCACAACAATGTCTGGATTGAGAGTGAATGTTCTAGCAAAATTTCTAGACGAAATTCCCTTATGCAAGTAGTTAGATTCTTCGCGTTCTGTTACTGTACCTGTTACTGTAAGAGTATCTTCTTTAACTTCAACATCAAGTTCATCTTCAGAAAATCCCGATACAGCAATTTCAATACGATAATCAGAATCGTTTACTTTTACTACATTGTATGGGGGATAGTTTTGCGTTGTTGTTTGAGACAAATTCTCAAGTTCATTAAACAATCTATCGAACCCGACACTATAACGCATAAAAGGGTCTAAAGTTTTAAATTTCGTAACCATGTTTTTTCCTCCTATTAAGCAAGGTTTTGAAATTGGCCTCTAATGAGCACCAAGTGGATTTTACCGCAAAGCGTGAAGGAATCCACGATCCTATACTATATATAATCAAAAAACAATTTTTCTCAAATCAGGGTCAAAAAAATTTGGGCCCTTGAGTACTTTTCCATCTTCTCTGTAAATTGGCTTTCCATCTTCGCCTAATTTAGACATGTTAGAACGATGTACTTCTTCAAAACATCTATCTAAATCAATTCCATATGCATGTCCAGCTCCATAAACGACATATAATAAGTCAGTTAGTGCATCTGCAACATCAACCAATTCTTCATCCTCAAGCGAGGCTTGTTTCAGTTCATTTAGTTCTTCTTCTATCAACTCATTTCTAAGTGCGATAGTATTTGCATCTGGAAAACGAGCATCAGTTAACACTTCTTGCCCGTATGTTTCCATAAATTCTTTCACTTTTTCGAAGTTAGTCATTATTTCTTTCTTCCAATATTATATTTAGGTACTAATTCCCAATCATCTTTTTCTTTATGAGAGAGAATTTTTATCTGTGAAATTGGTGCATCAACATGTTCATCTTCTTTGATAATATTAATCAATCCCCATTCTTTTAAAAGGTTAACGATTGTATTTCTTCTTGCTCTATCATTTTCTGAAAAATCAGATGATTTTCCATCAAGCTTAAATAGCTCTTTGAAATGAACAATGTAGTATTTACCCTGTTTGTGAAGAATGTGACAAGATTGATAAAGTTTTTTATCTTTTTTAGATGCAACACCAATTCTAGTGAGTGTTTCTCTTATTTTTAAGAAGTCCTCTTGATCGCTAAGAGTGACTTCTACTAGTGATTCTAAAATCGACATAATTATCCGCCTTTATTCAGTTTGCTCTTAATTTCATCAATCTGTTCGCTTGAGAGGATATTAAGAGCTTCCTCTGTTTTTTTATTATTATATCCATAATATTCTTTTACATGATTAAAATCATTATGAATAGACTTTTTATGCCAAGGCGAAAATCTTTTCCTTGGACGTATACTATTTAGTAAATAATCAAATTGCATTTTTTTGTCCATATGAGGACGCATATTCATTTCATTTGCATACATAATAGTATCGTGATAATTAGAAAAGTTTCTATTTACCAAAAATGATTGATACTTCTTTTCCCATTCTTCGTCCAAAGAATCCATCAATCTCTTTTTAGTATGAGAAATTGCTGGCACATAATCTTTAAATAAATCGTAACTCATTATCCACTCACATATATATCTTTTTGAGGCCGATACCATGTTTTTTGTTCATGAATTCTTCCTAATAAATCTTGAATTTCATGCATCTCTTCTCTAAGTTTATCGCTTGTTTCTCCCTGAGCGATAGCAAGGCCTCTTCGGCCTGCTTTTGCCCTGAGAGCTTGTTCAATAATTTCAATGTCTCTCACATTTAAATAGAATGATGTATTTGGTTTTATCATTTCCAATCACACTCCATCATCAACTCTGTCAAACACGCCACAAGATTTATTTCTTGATCGGCAACAAATGCAGACTTGTATGAATAGTCTGCAATAGTCACAACTGCTTGAGGAATTGAAGATGGTTCTGCGTGTTCATACAGTCCATCATAGATTTTTCTATATAAAGTATTTGGATCATTATCCAAGTTCTGAGTTGTCCATCCTCTAATCTCTGTGAAATTCTTATCCTTCATCGCCGATGTGAGTTTGTTTATATTTACCTCTCCCACATCAGTTAGAAGGCCTTCATCTATTTCACCACCAACAGAATATCTCTGGAGTTCATTTAAGACTCTTCTCCAATCTGGAAAATGTTTCATTACAAGTTCCACAACCACCTTTTCTTTATAAGAAATATTTTCTTTATCAAGAATAGTTTTTACTCTATTGAAAAAAGTTCCTGCCAATTTTGGTTTGTCGGATTTTTTGATTTTAAATTCTACAAGAGAACATCTACTATGCAGTGGTTCAATGATACGATTCTTGAAATTGCATGTAAGAATAAATCTACAATTACCAGAAAACTCTTCAATGAATCCACGCAGAGCGGGCTGAGTTGATTGTGGATTTAGATAATCCGCTTCGTCTAAAATGATAACCTTTCCAAATTCTTTACTATTTCCAGTATCAAAACTTACAGTTGATGCATAGTTTCGAATCTTATTTCTTAGAACATCAATACCACTATCTTCGGAACCGTTGATTAAGATATAGTCCATTTTCATTTCATTGCACAAGGCACGAGCCAGAGTTGTTTTACCAACACCTGGCCCGCCAGACAATAGGAGATTGGGTAAACTTCCTGTATCAACAAACTCTTTGAATGTTGATTTTAGTTCATCAGTTAGAATACAATTATCGATATCGGATGGACGATATTTTTCTACCCATAAAAAATTGTCCATACTTACTCCCCATAAGTCGAATCTTGTTCAAGTGTAATCCAATATTGAATTGGCAATTTCTGGTGTCGGAAAGTTGAGATTTTATTTTTAGAAATCCCTACATCATAATCACCTTCGATTAGCTTTAGGTTTTCTGAACGGAAGTACATATTAAATGTTGCATTTGATTCACCAACTGGTTCTTCAGCAACATTGGATGTATCATCTTTTTTATCCAATGCACAAAAATAAACAACTCCATCGTCTTTTGTTGACAATGAATAATCAGGAAGTCCAGAAATGGATGCCACTTGATTGATAGTATGTAGTGTAGAATTTGGAAGCTTTACATTAATATCCCAATCCGGCGAAGGTTTCGATCCTTCTGGATTGTTGTCGCTTCCTTCTAATTCAAAGGTATTCTCAACATAGACAATAATAGATGGTTCGGCAGCCATAAATTTATATGTCTTTGCTCCATTGCTCATCATGACAAACTTATCATGAAAATCTAGTTCTGGATAAATCTTCAAAAGATTTAGAAATTTTCCCAAATCATAAATGCAAAAATCTACTGGAAATTCTTCACTTACATCAGTTGCTGATAAAATGTTTCTCATAACAGAAATAGTGGATAATCGACTTCCTTTTTTCAAGTAAATTGACTGATTAATAGTCGAATAATTCTTCAATATATTTTGCGTTTGCTCACTCAATTTCATTTTCAATTTCTCCATATTTAGAATTCAAGTAATTAGAAATAGTTTGTTTTTGTTTTGATGCCATTTTTTTGACATATTCTTTTCTGCCCTTGCTGAGTTTTTTATAGTCTCGATCCAAGTTATCAGAATGTTTCAGATTGATGCTCATCATTTTCTCCATAAGTCATATCATGATTATATAAAGCCAGTATACCATAATGAATGATTTTAAGCAAGTCTTTTCTCCAATCTTCTGTGGAACCTTTTTTACCATATCGATTAGAGTATTTGTCTATATTGCCCATACAAAAACCTTCACCATGTCCTCTGCCCATGATTACTTCAGTTGATTGGTATGTGTTTTTAGAATAATGACCTTCGTAGGTCTTATCAATGTATGCTCGAACTTCTTCGAGCAATACATCTTCATTGAATTTATAGTCTATCAAAAGGGTACTTCCTCTTCATATGTTTCTTCAGTTTCAGTTTCATTGATTTCTTCTCCGCCATAAATTTTGGAAAATAGATCTACAAATGATGCTTTCGTATCATCATCAAAACGATTTGTACAAAGTTCAACAGCCTTCAAAACATTTCCAAAGATAGAGAATGTTTCTACAATGTGAACCAAACGCCGAGTCGAAATGATTTCATCAATCCCACCCTCTTCAAAGGTTTTACGAATGGCAGATGCCCAAACCGTAAGATTTTCAATCACCGACACATCTTCATCAGTAACAGAACCTTTGCAAGATTGCAGATGGTTGCTGAGAATTTTTTTCTCAACTGATTGATTGGGATATTCTTGTTCAAATGTAATTTTGAAACGCTCAAGAAACGCCTCGTTCATTACATTAGTACCAATGAAACGTCCATCATCAGAACCTTTACCTTTTGTGTTTGCTGTAGCAATCACAGTAAAGCCGGGAGCTGGTTTTACAAACCGATTATCTTTTTTGAGGTAAACACCTTTACCATCAATAATGGATTGCAAACACATAATTTTATTTGATGCAAGGTCAACTTCATCAAGAATAAGAACTGCGCCACGTTCCATTGCGTCAATTACAGGGCCCTGAGAAAACAGAACATTACCATCAACAAGAGTTTTGTCGCCAAGAAGGTCAGATTCATCAGTTTCGATTGTAATAGGAACCGTGATACATTCACGATTTAGTTGGGCACAAAGTTGTTGTGTTCCATAAGTTTTACCGTTACCAGACAAACCAGTAATGAAAACAGGATAAAACATTTTTGATTGAAGGATAGTTTTCAAATCATTGTAAAATCCAAATTTCACAAAGTTAGGATCTTTCTCTGGAACGAGAGAATCGATATGACGTTCAGGCAAAACTACTGTAGTAGGAACAGCAGTCACTGTTTGTGCAACTGGTTTCATCTGGACTACATTACCAGTGAGTTTCATTGCATATTTTGAAATATCATATTTACCATGTCCGGCTCGAAATTCTGGTTTCCACATCCATTGTGGACTTGCTTCACCAAAAGCGGAAGCCGCCGACTTGATTTCTTGTTTGGAAACAACAGAACCACTTTCTGCCATGAGTTTCGTAAGAAACTCAATTTTTTTCGTTTTATTCCACATTATATATTCTCCACTTGGAAGGTTTCACGAATCATCAATTACATTATTATGGTATCAAATGATAGCCCTTTTGTCAAGGGCTTTTCATTTTTTACTTCACGATATCGACAAATTTATTTAACATTTGCCGACTGGTTTTCTTTGAACCTTGGAATTTTGAAAACTGTTTGGCAATTTTTGCTTTTGTCATATTTTCATCAACTTCAAGTTCACTATCTTCATTTTGAGTACGCATATCAAGAATATAGTATTCATCATACCCACAATCTTTTGCTGCATAAAACCCATTTTTGCGACACTCTGAACGAACTTTTGAAAGTTCGTTATTATACATATGGTATCCATCACGATCCCGAAATACATATGCCCGAATTGCGTTATTTAGATCATAAGTACGGTCTATAATGTAAAATCCAATCGATTTTGCACCATGAACTTCTTTCATTGTTTCGACAAGAAACTCAGTAGGATTTTTTGCATTTTTATTTTTAGAACGATAACCTTGTTGATGAACGAAAGTCTTTTTTGAACGCTCATGATAAACCACAGAAGTTTTGGGATGATGCCGCCAGGTTGCTGCAACTGAACGATGCCAACCAGAATTTTCATCAACTATCTCAATTGTATCGCCGGCAGCACCATCACTCAAAACAACAAAGTTCATTTTTTCTACAGAATGTTTCCGTTTGAATTCATGAACAACTTTGTCAAGAATCATCAAACTTTGATTTAGAGGAGTTCCACCAAGCTGAAGATCGACATTATGAGGCAATTTGTTAGAACGCATCAATCCATAACAATTGTTCAATCCCCAAGCCAAAAACAGATAGTTGTTACATGCCCTGATAAATTCTGATTTTTTCATTGAACTGCTGAGAACATGATGAAGTTTAACATTATTATAGATAAATGTCCGATTGTTATAAACACCGTTCTTTTTATCGGCAAACAACTTTTTACCATCATCATAATCTCGGTTTTGATCAGAGAAATTGTAAACATCAAAAGGAATTCCAACACGTTTACAAAATGTGGCAAGGACAACAGTTTGAACAACGGTCTTATATAACATAGAGTGCATAGAACCCGACCAATCGACCATCATTACCATGCCATGATTTTTGCCTTCTGGAGTAATCGATTTACGTTTGAAGATATCATCATTTAGTTTGTAACTCCAAATTTTGCTGGTATTCAGATTTCCAGATTTTGTTTCATAACTCGCTGCATATTCTTGTGCAGATTTTTTCATTTCAAATTCTTTTACAAGATAGTTTATAGTAGCGTTGTTATCACTCAATACTTTTTTGTAAAGAGAAATCTTGTCTACATTATTTTTTGCAAAACTAGTCCAATCTGAGTTATTGTAAAAATAAGTTTTGGCCGCATCGATTGCATCATGAATCATATCATGACTTATCACATGATCTTTCAGATTTAAATCAGATAATGTGTAATATTCAATATTATCTGCCATACGATCAATCATTTGTGACATATTTTCTGACATTGAATTGTCAGTTTTAGAGGAAAATTCATCAGGGTCAGAGAAACCACTTCCACCACCCAATGATGCAACATCATTTGCATTTTGTTCTTCTTCAGCTGATGTATAAGATTTTCCATTTTCTCCATCAGATTCGTCATCAGAAGAATTAGAAGAACTACCAGATTCTTGTGAATTTTGTTCATCTTCACCTGTATCATCAGAAGAACCGCCATCACCAGAACCATCCGTTTGATTTTCTTCTTCATTTTCAGTTTCAGTTTGAGAAGATGAAGAAGAGTGTGAATTGTCATCTTTTAGTTCTGACATTTCTGAATTTTGAGATTGTTCACCAGAACCTTCACCACCACTTTGTTGGGAATTCTGTTCTTGACGATTTTGAACTTTATCTTTGATGAAGTTGTAAATCTCTTCTGCAACAGCTGCAACTTCTTCGAAAGTTTCTGTTTTTCCAACTTTCTTCACAAGAGGTTTTTCTTCTTCTGAAAATATCATGTTAAACTCAAAATCATTCATTGAAGATTTGTAAAACAGATTGATACGGTCAATGAAAGAAAAGGTAGAAATTTCTTTATTATTTGTCCCAAAGAAATCTCGCTCATTTAACTCTTGATATCCTTTGTAGAAAGGAGCCCGCAAGCCAGGGAATTTTATTTTCATCATTTTCTCAATACGAGCATCTTCGACTACGTTTACAAAGTCTTTGTTGGAACGGTCGATTGCTTCTTGGAGAACTTCTGTATCCGCTGGAGTATATAAAGCATGTCCAACTTCATGACCCATAAACAAGTCATAAAGGTTATCGGACATATCTTTCCAAATTGGTACAACTAATAGACGTTTTTCAACGTCAAAAAACGCGGTTTCAACTTTACGATGTTGAACCGTAAGGTCTTCTTCTGCCATCAGTTTGGCTAGGAGACTTTTGGAGTTCTTTGTAAATAGAACATTTGACATCACATATTTCCTTCATAGGAATCATCACTTATATTTACATGCTACAGGAACGAATCAGTTTTGTCAAGGGCCTTTTTATTTTTTTATGGCAATTGCTCCAACAAACATATGATTTCTCCAGAAAGGTTGGACATCTTCAAAACCTGCGTCCCACATCATTTCATTTATTTCTTGCCAAGTGTTTGGTTTCAACATGTTTCTAAGAGTTCTTTCTTTATTCATAATATCTTCTGTATCAAAAGATTTTCTTTTGAAATCATAATAATTAAATGTGAGCATGTCTTGAAAATTTGCATTTTGACAAATAGTTTTTTCTGCAAAAATAAAACCGCCACCTTCATTCAATCCATCATGAATTCTTTGAATAGTAAATCGCCGATCAATTTTTGACATAAACTGCAAAGTAAATATTGAAGTAATTAAAGAGGCATTTTCAAATTCAGTGTCTCTTACATCTTCATGTCTAAAATCAACACGGACCCAAGGGTGTATTGATCTGATATGCTCCTGTCTTTTTATCATATCATCATAAAATCCATTTGCAACTTCAATACCAATATAATTTGCATCATAACAAAAATCCTGATTTGCCTCCAACATTCGTTGAGTCAGTTTACCAGTTGAACATCCAATATCATAAACATTAGTACCATCTTCCACAAAGTATCTTGATAGAGAAATTACATCATCCAACAAATCTCCATAACCTCTAATACTTTTATCAATATGTTCATCAAAACCTTCTTCGCGGTGTGCAAATGTGAAATCAGCCATTATATTTCTCCAAAACATTTTTATATACAGATTCTGCAATTCTTTTCATCATCAGTGGCGGAACCATCCTTCCAATTCTTTCTGCTTTTTGATTCCATTTTCCAGTAAGTTTAAAGTCATCTGGAAGTGACATAATGCGCTTCAGCTCGCCGAGGGTCAACTTTCTAGGTTCTGCCCAGTGGAATGCACCAGCAGTAGTATCAGCACTCCCCATAGCGGTTAAGGTCGGTGCTGGAGCATACTGTGATACTCTTTTCAAGTTAAAGTGGTGTCCTTTCGGGTGATAATCGCCTCCTGTTAGAACTTTATCTGGATCAACGGGCATTATACTACCAGTTTGTTTCCAATATGCAGTATTAGAAAACTTTTCAGTAAGATAAGAAATTTCTTCATCATCATATTCTAAACCAATCAAAGCATCTTTCAGAGGAATTGTTTTCAAATCTGGAGTTGGAAAAACATTTTGAATTGTCATAAAGTTCAAGCCAACTTGATCGGCAATGTCCTGTCTTACTCCAATAAAAATACATCTGGTTCGAGTCTGCGAAACTCCAAAATATCTACTATCCAAAACTTGATACGAAATATTATATCCAATTTCCTCGAATCTATTGAGTATTTGATTAAGATAGTTTTTTGCTTCTCCAACAGTCAATCCCTTAACATTTTCTGCAATGATTACTTTTGGTTTTATTTCATCAGCAATTCTCAGAAAATCAAAAAACAAATCTTCAATATTTTCAACTATCTTTCCATCAGAATACTTTTTAGTTTGACCCCATCCATCAGAATGTTTACCACTTTCTTTGCGTGTCATAACATTACCATCAAAATCTAAGTATTCAGTTTCAATACTATTATGAGATAGTTTGCCTGCCACAGAAAACGCAGAACATGGCGGAGAACCATCCAGAATATCTATCTCCCCAACTTTTACTCCAGCTGCATCCAAGAAATGTTGCCCAGTCAATTCTTTAATATCGCCAGGCAGAATAGGTGTCTCTGGATAGTTTTCTTTATAGGTATTACATGCCTCTTCTACAAACTCATTTACTGCAAGAACCTTACCACCAGCAAGACGATAGCCAGTGGAAGATCCACCACCACCGGCAAAAGTTGAAATCACTTTAAATTTGTTCTGTTCAGATGCATCATAAACATCTTGTAAATTATATGGTGTATAACTCATATATTATACCTTCTCAAACTATTCGGATTTTTATACCAATCTTTACAAACATCCATTATTCTTTTTCTATTATTGAAATTAATTGTCGAGTCTTTCAAAAAAGTTTCAAACAATTTATCTATACCAGAACCGAGGTGTAAATTTATATGTGGCTTTATATTACCATACTTTTTTAGTATTGTAAAGTCTTTTCTTATAATTTCTTTTTGTCTGGGTGTATTTAACTCTGTCCAACTCTTATTCATCAATTCTTTTCTAATATCTTTACTATCTTTATATGGTGCTATGTGTATCTTATCATGTTTTTCCGCAAGGGTTGTGTGTTCTTTGTAACCAGCACAGTCTCCATCAAGATATTCAAGTCTGAATTCGTTCCAGTTCAATCTTTTTTGATTGTGTTCTTTACAATATTTAACATAGTTTTTTTTATTTCTATAACTAGAATATCGCATCATAGCTTTTTTACTTGGTCCAAAGTATCCATCCGCCCCCCAACCAGTAAGAACATACTTTTCTTTTATTTTTGGATAAACATATAGGAAAGGAAATACACACTCAAAATGAGTTTTCTTTCTACAACCCAAATCAACTAATCTAAACCAATCTTCATTAAGATTTGTAGTAGGAACAACTACTGGAGTAAAATTCCAACCTCTTTGTGATGCAATATTAGCAGCCATTGCAAAGTCATATGAAGGAACACCTTCAAGATAAAAACTATATGCGTTTACTTTCTTCCCAACTAGTTCAGCAGAAATACCAACAGATATAGAATCAAGACCACCACTTAATAGTAAACTAACTTCTTCATCTAACACATTATCTTTAATATGTTTTTCAAGATACTTTTTTATCATTTTTAATTTCGTTAGGTTCTGAATATGGTAAATCTTCAAAAATAAGAATAGGTCTAATATCTTCAGCAAACTTTGAAAACAAAATTTGTAAATCATGTTCAATATTAGTTTTTCTTGTTGGTTTTAAAACCACATTACCTTCTTCATCTTTTTTAGTTTTTATCTTATTCCAATCTAAAAACGCTGTGTCTGATTCATTTAACCAGAATATTTTCCAATAATCTTTTTTAAATGCTTCCTCATTCTTTACAATATTCATTAGTGCGTCAAAACCTACCCATCTATTTGACCACCAAGCTGTGGATAAAATAAAAACAAAAGTATTCTCGTCTGTATGTCTTTCAATCATCTGAGACTTTTCTTTTTCAGTCCAGCTTTTTTTAATATGATTGGGTGGTATTGCATTTTTTGCTTTACTATCATTTAGTGTATTTCGTAAAGTTTTTCTAATAGTTGCTTCCCATTCAGTTTTAGTAAATCCCCAACGCATGAATTTATCTTTTACACTTTGGTCTTTATGGTCTTCAATATTATTATTTCTAATAAAAGAAACGGCATTTGATATAGCCTCTGATAAACTTACAGAATCATTTACCTTATCATCTCTTTTGTTATCTGTATGTCCTAAATCTTTAATTTCAGTTTCGTCTAAATTAATCCAATCTTTTTTCGGTATAAAGACAGCATCTAATTCACCAACAAAATCTGTTTTCATACAAGCTTTTAGTGTGTGAAAACTACCTATCCTAAGATGTTTATCTTTACCATAGAAATCTTTAAGAATTAAAACGTAATGAAAATTTCCATCCAACCATCTACCTTTTGTATCTAGTATATGATTAAGAATAGATTGCACCTTATTAGGTATTTCCATTACTTCTCTTACTTGGTGTGGTTGTATAGCATAGAGTTTATGTTTATCTACTTTTTGAATTGGATATACATTTTTTTCTAAGTTATAAACAATATTATCTAATGCAGTAATTGATTTTTGACCTTTAGTTAATGCACCACCACCATTGCTCTCATTGAAGAACTTTTCATTAGACTTTGCATCGATAGCCTTCAGTATTTTACCCTCCCTCACATTCATATCTCTTGGAGTTCCAACATTAAAACATAAAGTTAAACTAGGATACTTTCGCATATCTGACCAGAACTTTTTTGAATGTTTAACTGGCGAACCATAGTATGTACCATTAAACTCACCTTTATGCCACCCAAAATATCTATCCATTGTCTCTCCAGAATTTATGAAAGTGCAATATAGGTGAGCACCATAAATGTCTGGTAATTCAATAAGTGATATGTGGTCAGAGTCCACCCTAAGTTTTTGTAAATCTTGAAAACTACTATTTGTGATAATATTAATTATTTCATCTTCATTCATGTGAAAAAATCCTCTAATGTAGTTTGAGTGACGTATTATCTCAGTATATACCATTACTGCATGGTTCGTCAATAGTTTTTTTTCAATTTTTTTCAATTTGGCTAAAGTTTTTTACTTTTTCAAATTTAATCACACTGTGAAACTTATCATATAGAATATCTCCTTTATGTGAAATCACAAAGACATTGTTGCCGCCTAATGTGTTCAACAACTTCAAAAACTCGTCTGTACCAGTCGCATCCAAAGAACTATCAAACACCTCATCAAGAATCAGAAGATTTGTGTTGACACTGTTCTTCATTCGAGCAATCTCTCTCCAAGTAAACAAGAGAGCAAGGTCAATTCTCATCTTCTCTCCTTCACTAAAAGAACTATATGTAAATCCTTCTCTGCCTCTGGATTTAATATTCTCATTAAACTTTTCATCCATTGTGAAGTTAATATAGAAATCCATTTCTTGTAGATACTTATTTACTAACTTGTTCATTATTGGCAAATAGTATTTTATAATAGAAGTTTTTACACCAGTGTCCTTCAAAAACTGTGATGCAACCACATGATAGTTTTTTGTTTCGGAAAGAGTTTTGCGTTCATTGTCCAACTCTTTGGAAATCTTTTTAAACTCTTTTAATTCCTTTTCTAATTTAGAAACGCTTGTATTATTATTTTCCGCATCTTCTATTTCAGCCTCAAGTTCATCAATATTTTTTTGTAGATATTGATGTTTATCATTATTAGAACTAACTACATTATTAAGATTTGTGATAGATGTTTTGGTTTCTTCAATATAATGTAATTCAGAATCAATCTCAATCAATTCATCAGACAAAGATTGAACAGCTGTCAAAACTTCTTCCTTTTTCTTATCCTTCTCTTCCACAATACAATTCTTATGATCTTCATTAATATCTTGTTGGCATGATGGACAAACATCATTGCCTTCAAACCATGAGATGTCGTTTTGTATTTTTTCTGCATTATTTGAGAGTTTAGTTTCTAGACGTTCAAGTTTTTTCTTTCTATCAGATATTTTACTTTCATGTATAATCTTTTCCAATAAATTTGATATTTGTTCATGCAATTCTGTATTTTTGTCAATACACTGTTTCTGTTCAGCCTTCTTTTCTTTTATCTTTTTCTTAAAAGTATTAATCGCAGTTTTCTTTGTCGTCTTTGCATCTTCAATATTTCTTTCTTGAAGTTCAATCTTATAATCTTGGACTTCACGGTTTTTTTCATTTTCTGTCATTGTTTCTTTCAATGCAGCCATTTTTGCTTTTAGAATTTCATTCATTGCAGAAAAGATTTTTATATCCAAAATATCTTCAATAATTTCTCTTCTATCGATTGCAGAAAGTTGCATGAAAGGAACAAAAGTAGCACTACCCAAAATAACAGTTTGAGTAAATGACTTATAATTCAGTTTGAGAATGTTTTCTTCCAAATAAATCTGGCTATCACGAATTTTTGAATCTTGGTCTAACATTTTACCATTTACCCATATTTCAAAAATATTGGGTTTGATACCGCGGCGCACCAAGTAATCATTCTTACCAATTTTAAAGGTAATCTCAATCAAAGCATCTTTATTGTTTATAGAGTTTATAAGCTGTGGTTTATTAATTTTTCTAAAAGATTTTCCAAACAAACCAAATGTCAATGCATCCAAAATGGTAGATTTTCCTGCTCCATTCTCACCAACAATAAGAGTAGAAGATGAACGGTTTAGTTGCACTTCTGTAAAATAATTACCAGTGGAAAGAAAGTTCTTCCATTTAATAGTTTTAAACTCAATCATCAATCACCTCTCAAAGCAGAGACATATAAATCTTGCATAATCTGTTTTAGTTTGTTCTTGTCAACATCAATCTCATAATTATCGATATAACTTGTAAGAAGAGACATAGTGTCTTTTGTAGTGTCTACATCACTTTGTTCTTCAAACTGAAAATCTGTTTCATCGACAATAGATAAATCAGCAACATCTTTCTTATATAAAGAGTCAACAAATGTATCGAACTTATATTGAGATCTTTTATTTTTAACAATAATTTTTACATATTTGTTTTCATATTTTGACAAATCATATTTTTTATTTTCATCATAATAAATCTTATGAAACATTTGATGTGGGTTTTGAACAAACTGCAATTCCATTGAGCCCGTATCTAAAATATGAAATCCTTTAGGATCATCACAATCATTCCAAAATAATTCATATGGGGCTCCCAAATAATGAATTTCTCCTTGATTGCTTTTATGATGGAAATGTCCAGAACAAGTCAAATCAAATTTTTTAAAGTGTTCAATAGACATACCAGCTTCACACTTGATACCACGCATCATTTCAAAACCATTCAGTTCTAAATGTCCTAACGCAATTTTTGCTTTGGTTTTCTTTATGTGTTTTAGAGTTTCATCATAATTCTCAGAATTTATCCAAGGAATAAAACAAATGTCAGTCCCATCAAAATTAAGAGTAGTGGCCGTTGTATAAGTCTTGAAATCATCCCCGAAAAGTTGCTCCATAGAGTTAATACGATTTGTGTTTTTATAATACACATCATGATTACCAATAATAAAATAAGAGTCATAGTCTTTAATCTTCTTTATAAATCCACTTCGTAAGCCATCAAGAATATTATAGTTGATAAACTTTCTTCGGTCTGTAACATCTCCAAGATGAATTACAGTCTTAATATTATTCTTTTCCAAGTAAGGAAAAAATACATTATCATAAAATTCCATAAAATAGTCATGGAAAAGTGTGGAGTCACCTCTAGCGCCGAAGTGAGTGTCCGTAATCAGTGCAATTTTCATGAAGTTTCAGATTCCTTACCTTCTCTCTTTTCCTTGGCTTTTTGTTTTTTCTTTCTTTGGGTTTCTTCAAAGTCTGCAAGAAAATCATCCATATTATTGTGAATAAATTCTAAGAAATTATTTTTCATAGGACTACCATTTGGTCCTTGCATAATTTCATCAATCAATTCTTGATTTTCCAATGCCTTATATTTTACATAAGTCTGTTTCTTTTCTTTTTGAATCCTTCGAATGAAAGCATAGTAAATAATCTGAGTAAAATATGCGAATGGATTTTTTGATTTTTCTGGATTAAAATTATCAATATACAATAGACAATTTTCAATACCATCTGATATCATTTCTTCTTTATATGTATAGTTGATAAAATTGGGTTTATAAGAGAGATGCTGTGCAATCTTCATAATACACTCACCAATATAATTTGGAACTCTTGGGCGCTCTGTGTCCTGCTCAGCGGCAAGGTTGACGGCATCCTTATATTTTGTCATCTCTTCCAACAACTTTTTGTTATCTACATAATGATTTCTAGTGCTTTTCTTAGCCATACATAATAATTCCTTATACAATTACAAAGATAATACCATAAAAAAGTGTTTCTTGTCAATAGAAAATAAATTTTTTTTTCTATTGACACAAGTTGATTCTACTGTTATACTGGGTATGTAGACCCTTAATGATAGACTTTATTACCGTTTATCATTCTCATAAGTTCTTCAATAGTATGTTCATGTTCTTCATCAACATCTTCTAATCCAGGCCCTTCAGTTTCATTGAGTTCAGAATTTGCAGCTGCAGCCTTTCTTCTTAAAATCATTTCATAATGGTCAATAATTTCTGGGGAAGGTGTATTCATTGCAATGACATTGTACGCGGCAACTTCTACTATAGTATCATCACTATATTGTAACCAATCTATGAGAGTTGAATTAAAGTCTCCAGTTTGAGGATTCATGAACGATTTTATTTCAAACGGATCTTCCAAAATAATTGAACTTGCAGACGCATTTTTAGAATTTGTCTTACAAATAATTACTTCTTTTGTTGATAGCCTGACTATTTTGAAATCGTGCATGAGTTTCCTAACCAAATAATTTGATTTCATTTATTTTAAACGAAAACTTTTCTTCATTATAGATATTTATACGTTCGTAAAAATGGCGTATTGCAAAATTCATATAATTCTTATAACGAAAATCGTCAGCTATATCATATAAGACTGCTGATGTTTTATTATTTCCTTTTCTGAGGCCTCTTCCTATAGACTGCAAGTTTCGTATTCTACTCTTTGACGGAGATGTGAAAACAACATTGTGCAAATTACGAATGTTTACACCAGTAGAGAATGTACCATAAGATGCAATAATAATTGCATTATCTTCTTTTTCCGTTGTTGCTCTAATTTGTTCTCTTATTTCTGCATTTACTGAGCCAGAAACAAAAAATACTTTTCTATTTTCTTCTACAGAATTCTTTATTAATTTGTACATAGGTATTCCATGTTTTTCTACAAAATTGTAAAGAACTAGTGTATTACCTTTTAGATTTAATGTCAAGTCTTTTATAAATTCATTTCTTCTAGGATTTGTTACAATCCATTCTACCTCATCAGCATATTTCAGTTTTTTGATTTCTTTACATGTCTCCATAGGATATTTTAGTACCAGACATTGTATTTTAAAATCTGCGAGAGTTTTGTTATCAATTAGCTTTCTTGTAGATGTGACTTGTTTTGCATCTCCAAACATTCCTGTAAGAATAAGTTTATGAGTTTTTGTTCCATCTAATGTTCCTGTTGTTCCAAATCTAAATCTACACTCTGTTAATCTATCCATGATTTTGTTAAGAGAGTTTGCTTTAAATAAGTGACATTCATCGCCAATCACTACTCCAAATTGATCCCAATAATCTCTCGGCATTTTGTATATCGATTGCCAAGTAGATATCACTACCTTTTTATCTGTATATTTTTCTTGGCCAGCAAATATCTTATGACAATACTTATTTACATCCCATCCATAATCGGCAAAATCACCATACATCTGCGAAACTAGTGAAGTGGTTGGAACTATGATTAGAATTTTTTTTCCTTTTACTTCTGGGTGCATGTTATAGAATCTTACCAAAGTATAAATGATGAGTGATTTACCAGAAGCTGTCGGGGAAAGAAGTAATGTTCTATTTTTTTTGATTGCATGATAGATTGCATCTAACTGATAATCTCTATATTCAATTTTTTTTCCTTGACTATGTGGATTAATGAATTTTGCAAGTGCTTCCAAATCTTTTGGTGAAAAATTTTGATCTTGTAAATCTTCATCATATTCTATTTCATAATCATTTTTTTCGCAAAAATATTTTAGTTGTTCAACAAGGCCTAAGTATAACTTACAATTAGTAGGATTGAAAAGTCTTATCTTTCCATCCCAATATTTATTCTTATATGCGGGCATAAACTCAGCGCCAGGCACCTTAAAGGTAAAGTAGTCCACCAGTTCTTTCAACATAAAAAGTTCTGGGGAATCTACTTGAACATACACTTCGTTTAGTTTGTGAACATAAAACTTGCTCATTAATTACCTTCTAACCATTTCTTATAATCAATAAAATTTTTGATAGTCCATTTCTTTTGATCTATCAAAATATCAATGGTTTTATCAATCAAAGTTATTATCTGTTTTAATATCAATAGATTTTTTTTAGATTTAATAATTTCTTCGTCATCATCTATCCAGATATTCAAATCAGATTTTAATATTTTTGTTCCTTCAATTTCCCATCCTCTTGCCACAATTTCATCTTCCGACATTTTTCCTGTATAGTACTTTGTCTTTATTGCCAAAAGCTTTTTGTGTTCTATCTCTAAAAACTGATATTTTATTTCGTATACTTGTTGATGAGTCATCCACTTCCCAATCAAATTCTGATTGTGAACAATTTCATCTGCTAATTTCAGGTAATCTATTTTTATATCTTTTTCGGATTCCTGTGTCAACTCAGCCAATTTCACTGAATATTTTTCTTCCATAATGTTCTCCAATAATATTATAAGTTTTCTACCGAATAACTCCTAAACATAAAATCTGCTGTTGTCAGAGGCGCAATACTTGCTGTTTCTGTAGAAGATAGTGGAATATCTCCTATGGCTATAGGAAATGCATCTTTGAATGTGAATTTTAAAACTGGTGTATTTTGGTTGTTATAAACAATTAATACTAAATCTGAAAAAACAGATTTTCCAAGTTCTAATCTTCTTGCATTAGTAAAGTTTCCATATTGTTGAAAATTGTCTGGAAATCCTAATGCAAGTAACCAATTATAAACTTCTTTCCAATTTTTCATTTCTTCGTCTACTAAAAATCCAATTGACATAACAGAGAAAATTAATTTATCTCCAGGCTCTGGACGTTTAATAAATGGCGTTTCCACTATTGCTTCGCCTAAAGTCACGCCAGGAATACTTACAGATTGAACATAGTCCTCTAGTGATGGACACATATTTGTAGAAAAACTAAAGTTCTGTGTATTGAGGTAATTTACATTTTGAGTATCTACATCCACTGCGAAATCTCCTTATTATCTTACTATTTAGGAATAAAAAAAGGGGGGCATTGAGCCCCCCATATTCTGCTTTTCTTTTTTTATTGTTTTTATTAAGCAGCAGAGTTGATGTTGTCCACGCGGAACAATCTGTAGTACTGGTTGCCGTCTGTTGGGAAAGCGCCATCCGCAGCAGGAGTACGAGCCGCACCAGCAAATGGGTTTTTAACCATTCCATAACGAGTTTTGAACCCGATTTTTGGCTGGAATGTATTCTCACCAACTGCACGAACCATTTGCATTGGAACATATGGGCAATAGAAGTAACCAGCATCAAATGGTGAAGAACCTCTGTATCCAACCATTGCGAAGTCATATGCACCAGCGGATGAGAAGTATGGGTCAATGTACACTTTGAACTTTTTGTTGAGTACGCCGGCGAATGTTTGTCCTGTGTCATCAACATTAAGTGCTGTGTCCATTTGTGGGTTATAGTCAAGAAGACCAGACATTGCAAGAGCAGAAGCAACATCAGAAGAACATACGATTACGTTACCTTTTCCTCTACGTGTTTCTTTTGCAATTACGTTTGCTTCTTTTTCGATTTGGAACATAAGAGCTTTAAAGTTCTCAACACTCCAACGGCCATCAGCATCAGTTGTCAAATCAAAGATACCTTTGTTTGTTGTTTGTGCCGCACAACCCAATTTTGCTTGGTCGTAAAGATTTCTAAGTACTTCACGGTTAATCTCAGCAGTAATCTCTGTGGAGAGAATTGTTGAGAGTTCTGACTCTGCGTCAAGACCGTGTACCGCTCTCAAGTCTTGTGAGAGTTCAGTTGTGTACTCTGCTTTCAACGCTCTGGTTTTCGCAGTTACCGATACTCTATCGATTGAGAATGCCATTTCGTTGAAATGTCCGTTAGTGCCCATTCCCTGATCAACACCCTTTCCAAGGCCTTCACCAGCTGCTGTTGAACCAGCTGCACCTGTTTGTGAACCATTTGCTGATTCTACAAATGCTTCTCCGCCTGCGTTTACACCAAGTGAAGAACCTGCGAATGGATCTGTACCGGCGTGTGTGCCTGTTCCAGAAAATGTTGTGTCAGCTTCATCGAAGAGAGCTTCTGTTCCAGTCTGATTTGTATAACGCGATTTCATTGCGAAAATCAAACCTGTTGGGCCTGTCATTGGCTGAACACCTACAAGGTCATATGCCATAAGGTTTGGCATAGTTCTGCGAATCATGGAAATGATTACTGGATCAGAATATGTTAGGTTTCCGCTGTCTGGTGCAGTAGGAGCCACGTTAGTCTCGTTGAGAGATGCCATGGTTTGTGTTCCAAGAGCGTTTTCTTCTCTTGTAGCTCTTTCTGTATTTTCGAGAAGAACGGCAGTAACCGCTTTTCTATATGGGTCCTTGATTTCAGCTTGATCAGGATGCTCAAGCACAGGCTTCCACTTTTCTTTCAACTCCTGAATTTGGATTGCATTAAAGTCGTGCATTTTTTTCTCCTTAGTAGATTTTATTTGCTATACTATATTATATTTATAAAATTTTAATCTTTAGGTCTATTTAGTGCTCTAGCATAAACATCCATCACAGATTGAAATTTATTTTCCTCTTGAACCACTGGAGAATCTTCAACTGAAGTTTCTAATGCACTTTCATCTAATACTGCGCTTTCTACAATTGTTTCAGATGGAAAATAATTGTCCTTGATCAATGTAACTTTTTCCATCATATCTTCCTTGGTAGTGAATTCAAGGCTTTCGCTCAAAGAACGTACTTTTTCTGCTTGAGAAACAGTAAGTCCTTCAGTTACATCTTTCAAGATAATTTCTTTTTCAAGATCTTCAAGTTTTTTAGACAACTTGATATTCTTTTCAAATTGCTCATTCAATTTTTGTTCTTTTTCTTCCAAAGTTTCCAAAGCTTCACCGTAAAGATCGACTTTTTCTTCTGGAACATCAACATAATTTTCCTCAAAGACCTTTTTCAGACCACTCATGAAATTTTCCATAATCTCAAGCTTGAGTTTATTTTCTACCGCAAGTTTGTTTTCAGCAACATACTCTTTTGCGACATATGAAAGATACTCATCAACTTTTTCAGACAGTTCTTGTCTAATTTCTGCAACATTTTCCTGAAGCTCAGTTTCGTAGTCTGCATAAATTTCTTCCAACTTTTCGTTGACTTTTGAAACTACGGCGGCCTCAAAGATTGTTGTTACTTGATTCTGAAACTCTTCAGAAAGGTCTTGTCCCTGTAGCATTGCATCGACATCCTCTTTAACGTCAACATCTTCTGCTTTAACTTTATAAGAAGCGTTCATTTTTTTCTTTTTTTCTACCACTTCTTCGTCATCATCTGCATCATCTTCATTATTTTCATCTTCCATATCTTTATCTTTAGAAGCGTTCATTTTTTTCTTTTTACTGTGGTCCATTTCTTCCAATGGAGCTTCACTTGTTTCTTCAGATTCTTCAGAAACTTCTACTTCATCAGTTGTTTCTTCAGCAATTTCTTCAACTGCTTCTTCTTCAACAACTTCAACTTTTTCTTCGATTGCTTCTTCAACTTTCGTTTCGTCAACAATCTCTTTATTTTCTAAATTTTCCATTTTTGATTCTCCTACGAGTTTAATTTATATTTATTTATAATAATTACAATTTTGACATGAAATTTTTAAACAAGTTGATTTTTACTTCTTCGAGCTCTCTTTGTTTTGCCTCTTGCATCTTTCTATGATACTCAGCAATTGATTTTTCTTGAACAATTCCGTTATTCCAGACCCACTCTTTTCCTTCCATGATACCGTTCACAAACGCATCTGGAGCGCTTGGGTCCGCAACAATATCGGCTGCTGTGGCCAAATAAAAATCGTCTTGTACTATATTCCTTCCACCTGATTGCTTAACACTACCCATACCCCTAGAAGAAACACCTAATGATGCACCCTCTTTAATTAGGTTTGACACAATAGCACCATATGGAGTTTCAGTCATGATTTTTGCCTTACCAACATAGTTATTGCCTTCTTTGGTAAGAGATTTTATCATGTGCGAAACTCTCTCTAAATTAATTGTAGGGCCTTCTGGATGTCCTAATTCACCAAAGGCTCTATTTTTTGCAATATATTTTTCATTATATCTTGCAACTTCTCTATCCATGACTTCGGAAGGGTATTCTCTACCATTTCTATTTTTTATATTTGATTGAAGGAAAACGCCTTCGATAAAAAGGTCTTTTCCTTTTTGTTCTACTAAGATTTCTTCTACTACTTCTGTTATGAGTTTCATCATAGACCCGTCCTTTTTGTCATTGATCTTGCTCTACGAATATTAGAGATATTTACTTTACCTTTTCTTTTTCTTGCAGATCTAGTATTTCTAATACTCATTTTTTTAGCATCCGTAGGACTAATTCTTACTTCTTTGTTTCCTACGACTTTATAGCCATCTCTGTTAGTTTTGAATTTAATCTTTCTTTTGCCACCACGAACTACAACCTTTCTCTTGATTGCTTCATCAAGGTCTTGTGAAAGATATTCTTCAAAACTTAACATTTTTCTATGCCTCTTCTGTTTCTTCTTCTGGTGTTTCGGCTTCTACTTCTTCTTCCGAATCAACATCTGTTTCCTGTTCTCCATTAAACATGGAGTTTGCAAACTCTTTTTTATAATCATCTATTTCTGTGGCAATTTTGTCCTTCAAAATAGAATTGATTGCATCTGCAGCTGCAGTACCATTTCCTAAAATAGAATTGTCTACTATATCTAGATATTTATTATTTATATTTTCTTCGCTCATTTTTAAAAGCCCTCTTCGTTTTCATTTTTTCCAAAAATTTCATCTTCTTGCTCAGCAAGAATTTCTTTTCTCATATTATTTATTTCATCATCACTAAACTTTAGAATATTTCTTTGTACCCAAGTATGAGAGTAATATTTACCCATATAATCTGTCATTTCGGATAACAAAGCAACTCTGTCTCTTATCATTTCAGTATTTTTAATTTCTGAATAATAAGAGTCTTGTGTAAAGTCAAAGATAACTTGTTGAGATATTGCTTTCCATTCTTCTGAAGTAACAATACCTTTCAATATCATTTGTTTTTTCAAAAGGTCAAGAAATAGTTCACTGAATTGGTTTCTTAATCTTACAATAAATCTATTAAATTTGTATTCATCTCTATTTATTTCTGTAGCACGGCCCAATGCAAGAGACTGTTCTGGTTCTAATCTAGAAATAGGAACATTTAGAGATTTATAAAGTTTTTTCTGAAAATAGACAACATCATCCATTTCACCTAAATTAGAACCGCCTGGTAAAGTTTCGATCTCTGTACCTCTACCGCCCTCTCTGCGTGGAAACCAAAAATCTTCAAGCATAGACATATGGCGTCTATCGTCTTTTACTTCACCAGTTGCAGCATCATATGCAACTTTAGTTTTATAACGATTCATAATGTCTGCAATATATTGTTCAGCCTTAACTTTTGGAAGATTTCCTACATCAATATAGAAAACTCTTCTTTCTGGTGCTCGTGTCCATCTGTAAATTACTACAGAATCTTCCACCATTTGTAATTGATTGAGGGCTTTGATTGCTTTGTGTAAATGACCAATAACATATTGTCGTCTGGCATCTCTTAGGCCAGAGTTTACATGTGCTATTGAGTCTGGGGAAATGGGAATTCCAGTAGTTTTGTCGCCGTTGGAAAGGCCTTTTTCGTTGTAAACATAATATTCTGAGACAGATTTAACCAATTTTCCTTGAGTTTTTTCGTCTTTTTCTATATGTTTTACTTTTTTGATCTTTCTAGGATCAATTTTTCTGAGTTCTATAATACCATCTTTTGGTTTAGATTGATTGATAATTATATGAAAATAAATTCTACCGTCAATATACCAATTTCTAAAAATATCATAACCAGCTCTGTTGAAATTTAATAAAGAAAGAACATTGTCAAATTCTTCGACAAGAGCCTTCTTAACAGAAGCTGGTTGATTTACATTTTTAGTTAATAATTTTACTGGATTTTGATCTGCTTCATTGACAATTGCTTCTGATACAATATCATCAATTGCAATTTCAACTTCAGGATGGATAGACATATCTCTATATCTATCGATTAATTCTGCGTCACTTTTTGCATTATTTTCCAAATTATATGTAGTTGTATAAAAATTTGTAGAAACATGCAAAGAACCATCGTCATTCATACTCTCTGGGGGTATGAATGACTTAGATTCTTTTGATTGCTCTGCTGTTTTTAATAGGGTAAACCCAAATAATTTCACTTCCATACTATATTCCAATAACTAGTTGAGTTGCTTAAGAACTTACTACGCCGCTGTGTTGCCAATAATCGTAGGCAAAAGTACATGTAAATTCTTCTACAACATCATTTGTATCCCATGATAATTCAATTGATGATAATTCTGTTGGGAATAAACCTCTAAATTCATATCTTGCAATAATGTCACCTTCTCCAGCTTTACCAAAGTGTTCTACAATAGCATCACTTTTATATCCCTGGCCAGCATATGTGGTTGTGTTTCCATTGTGTGAATTGATATTGTTCATCCACTGTTCAAGACGATTTCTTACATTGAAATCTTCTCTATTTAGAATTGTCACCGTCCACGGTTCGAAAGTTCTATTTCCAGCCACTCTTACCTGTCTACCATAGTATGGCACGTCCACCTGTGCAATGGTGGACGAAGGAACTTGTGCGGAACGAACAAGAAACGCGGCATTGTCTGGTAATGGTGTTACGCCAGTTGGCATAGTAAGCTGTACTCTGAATAGATTGGGTCTTGCACCACCATCCCCAAAATTTGATTTGAATGTTTCTATGTTGAATGCCATTTATTATCTCCTATTTTAATCTATTTATATTAAACTGCACCAACAATTTCATTGAAATCAACGCCTGTCCTAACTGCAACAAAGTTGAGTTGGATAAAGTTGATTGATCTTGCAGGCTGAATAAAGATGTCTCCAATAAATTCGTTTCTATCTATCACTTCACTTGTGTTGTTTGTTGCGTCACAGACAACTTTAAAATCATAAATTCCACGGCGACCTTGTACATCTCTCAAGAATGGTTCGATAAGAGATGTAAACTGAGATCTTGTGAATTCGTCGTTGAATTCGAATAGAGTGAATTTAGCAGCAGTTGCAATAGATTTCTCAAGAACAATAAACAATCTTCTAACATTAATTCTACTAAATGCAGATGGTTTTTGTGTGAAGGTTTTGTCACCAAACAGAACAGTTCCTTGTCCAGCAAAACTAACAACAGGGTTAATTGCTGCTGAATAAAGCGCATCTCTGTCTGCTTTTGTTTGATTTTGCATAGTTTTTACTACGCCTCTATATACACCGCGATTAAATCCGGCTGGAGAATACCAAGCATCTCTTTCCAATTCACTTCTAACCATCAATCCAGCAGTATCTCCATTGAATGGAACATATCTATATGTATTATTAAATTTATCACTCATATATTTGTAGTTTGAGTCTGCGAATGCATAGTTGCTTGATTTAACACCTTGGAAGAATGCAATAGTATTGTCACTAGACATCGCATCTCTATCAGCGGCAACATCTGTTTCTCTAGGAGAAATACATGCGATTGCATCTTTTCTTGAGATTGCGATATCAATGATGTGTCCAACTGCACCTTGCGCTGCAGCCAAACTATCTGCTACATCTGCCATTTCGCCCTGTAAAATGAAACCTACGTCTACATTTTCTGCGTCTGCATACATGTCATATCCGGCTTGAAACTGTTGAACAGTTGGAGTAATACCATCTTGTCCACCACCAAATGGGCGAGAAATGAACAGTTCAGTTCCATCTGTGTTTCCAGAAGTCGCCAATGTTGCAAATGATCTCTTAGAAGCAACACTGCCTCCATTACTTACAACAATATCACCGCCCCAATCACCATTTGCAATTGGATGATTAAGAATTTTTACCCAATTTGATGAGGAGTTGATAACATTTACATAGTAACGATTTTCACCAACTTCTGTTTTACCATTTGCTGCCTTTGACATCTCTTCGATAGTTTCAACAACTCTTTCAGTTCCAGTTTGTGGGTCAGTCATTGTTACGACCAACGAAATTCCTTGTGTGAGTTTTTCGTTATCTGGGGTTCCCACTGGATTTGATGCTGTCAAATCAATTGTCATGTCATTTGCTCTTGGTACACCTTTGAGTGCAGAGGCAATTGCAGGATTTGTGGTTTTAAAGTTTGTATATGTAGTTTCATCTACAATATACACTTTCATGCCATTTGCCCATGTGCCTGGATGTTTCGCTGCAAATTCATGACCATTTGCAACTGCCGCACCAAACCCAAAATTATTATCAAAATCATCATCATTTTTGATATAGAGAGTTGCTCCAGTATATGAGAATGAATTAGCAGCTGCGTTTCTGATTGTGAAAGTAATCGCGGCCGCGTCTGCTGGGGCAGTTGAGAAAGTTACCGTTGCACCATCAGCTGATAGTGTGAAATCGGTTCCAGAAACTTGTGCAGTTCCAGCAACATCAACTTCTAGAGTTTGTCCTGTTGTTGAATTTACTGCTGGAGACAATGGAAACGATCTTCTCGCAGGGACTATAACTGTTACTGTTTCTCCAGTTGCTGGTGCATTTGATGTAAATGTAATAGTCGTACTATTTGCTGAAACTGTAAAGTCAGATGCCGAATATGCACCATCAACACTGTTAGTTGCTGTTACGAGTCCATTTTGAACTGCATATGAACCAGGCGCTGTATCCATCAAGTGTGATTGTTGTAGTGCTACAGCAATAACTACTTCGTCATTATTGTTTGCCCAAAGAAGAATATTTGTGTCTGCTGGTGCAGCAGCTCCTTCGTGTACAGCCAAAGTAGAAAGGTCTGGCATATAAAATACTTTATGTAACATATGGTCTGCTTGTGCGCCAGCTGAAAGAGCGATTTCTGCGCCAGCTGTATTAGTAGAATATGTATATGTTTCAGATAGTGTTACAGCAGCACCGCTTACACTTGCAACATAATATGATGTTCCATCTGTAAGTCCTAAAGTATCACCTGCTGTTCCTTCTTTAAAGATTACAACATCTCCTTGTGCAAATCCATGATTTGCATTTGTTAGTGTGATAGTGTTAGCTGCAATTGAACTTGAGTCAAACGCACTAGCATATTTTGAGAAGTAATGGCCGTGTGAAGAACCAGTACCGCCCGCTGCAGAATCAGCTGCGTTTGCATCAGTCATTCTTGTATATAGTGGATAGAAGAACCCACCTGTTGCATATCCTGTTCCATCTGTTTTCCATGCTGCGTTTGCTTGAGCATGAATATACCAAGGGCCGGAGTTAGAATTATCACCAATAACTTCCTGAAGTGTGATTTTAGTAACATCACCAGAATTTGTACCAGTAGCTAAAGCATATCTCGATGCTGGAACTAGACCGCCAGATGTTTCTCCAACACCTCTAACAGAAACCGTTACATCAGATGCAATCAAGTCTCTTATATTTGTGTCTGTGCCGGCCGCTGAACCATTTGCAGTAACCAATGCGCTTGTATTATCCAAACGAGGAAGTAAATATTGATCGTTAGTACCATCATTTACCCCATCAAAAAGGTCAAATGACTGAACTGAACCTGTGATTGCAGCAGTAAATGTTTGTGCAGATGAACCATATATTGTAGTTGATGACTCTGCTGTACCTGTTGCTGTTTGTGTTCCTGCTGTCGCAGAAGAAACTGTAACTTTACCTGATACTGCATTTAGAGCCTTATTAGCTTGTGCTACTGCTGAATCATTTGCAACTCTAACTATTTTTAAAGAGTTTGAGTATGTTAAGAAATTCGCAGCCGTAAACCATGATTTATAATTTGCATTGTTTGGTTTGCCAAAAATTGTCACCAATTCTTCTTCGCTGGAGACTTCTGTGATTTGACCAACTGGTCCTTTAGAAAATCTCCCAACCATAGCACCAATGTTAGTAACTAAGGCTGGAACGCTAGTAGATGCATCAATTTCAGAAATGTTAACGCCAGGACTTACTTGGAATGCCATTTTTTTATCTCCTTTGATTAAATTATAAAGTTATTTTCTATTTATTTATAAAAACATTAAACTCACCACAATTACACATTCATGCCATCTGTAGTCCATACATCTCCATCATCATCCACAAAAATATCAGCGGAATTTGATGATGAAATAAATCCAAATGGTAACATATTCTCTTCTAAGTGTCTTAATCTTTCTTCGTATATTTCTTGTCTAGTATCTAAGTCACATAGTTCTTTGAAAAAACTATCGGTTGTCATCCACGAAAACAAAATTAAGGTGTCTACCAAATCATCAAATTTTCCTGTCTCTGCTTCATATTTATGACCTTTAGAAACAAAAGATGTCAATTCATTGATAGTATCAAAATCTTTTATGATTAATTTATCTTCTTCTATTAAACTTTTCATATTCATACAACCAATTTTCTTTGTAGCCTTGGTTGTGCGAATTCCCATAGTTGTTGTTCTTCCTGAAAATCCAGAACTTATACTTTGTCCTTTTCTTGTATCGCTGTTAATACTTATTAGATTCTCATATTCCATATCGTGATATAAGATGTCACTCACTTGTTGGCCAACATCATTTACCTCTATTAATATATAAGCCTCATTATACATTTGAGCAACTCTTCTTATAATAGTTGGATAAACTAATGGAGGGACATTATTAGATCTATAAGTTACAACCTGTGTATATGGAACTTCGGAAGCATCAAAAATAGAAAATGCAGAATAATCTCCACCCTTTCCTCTTGAAACATCAACTGTACAAAAATAAGTTTTTCCTTCTTTCGGAAATCCATATATTTTTAAGTTTCCATTTTCTCCAACTTTTCTTGGATTTTTATATGGCATATTTTTCAATTTCGTCACATTTATTAATGTGTTTGTGCTGCCTAAAAATTCCGTATCAAATTCTTGTCTAAACTGTTCTGGACTTGTATTTTTAATTGTAGTTTGTTTCCACTTTTCATCTCGGCCAGGAACTTCACTCCAATGAACAGATATTGGATTATATGTATTTCTTCCTTCTTCTGCGTCTACCCATAATTTATAAAAGTGATTCATTCCTTGTGGAGTAGAAACAATAATAACCTTTGTAGATTGTCCAGATGAAATTGTAGGATACACAGAATTAAAAAACTCTTCGGCAATTTCATTTGGAACAAATGCGAATTCGTCTAAGAAAAGAATGTTATACGAACCACCCCGAATTGCACTTGAAGATGTGGCAGCTGCCAAAACCTTTGCTCCATTTTCTAATTCAATAGAGCCCTTGTTCCAAACCATCACTCCCTGTTGCAACCAATGAGGTAAATTTTCATATGCTCTTTGCAGTCTACTCAACAATTCCCTTGCAGTAGCCAATTTGTTTGCAAGCAATGCAACCGACACATCTTTATTAAAAAGAATATAGTGTAAGAAAAATGCAATACATGTAATTGATTTTCCAGACTGTCTACCAATCTTACAGATAGTAAAACGGTTTTCATTGAAAGAACGTATCATTTTTTCTTGGAATGGATATAACTCAAAATTTACAAGTCCTTTATCAACATTCACAATTTTCATATATGTTTTTACAAAATGCACAGGATCTTCCATACATTTTACATATTCTGCTGCCTGTTCTTCACTCCAATCTATTTCTACTCCAACAGCCTTTAAATTTGGATTGTTTAAATAAATGTCACTACTCATCAGATTTTTCTTCTCTATTTTTTCCTCTTAGAGTCTCTAACAAGTCGTTTGTGTTTCCAACAAAAATAGCATTGTTTGTGACCTTGGCGGGTTTTCCGCCATCTTTTGTGTTTTCAATTTTATTCATAGTGAGTTGTAATTCGATCAAGTCTTTTGTTAACTCGCCAGTTGTTTTCATCAGTTGTCCCGCAACCTCATATGCTCTTGGATGTTCGCTCTCTTTTGCTAATTGAATCAAACTGGCTAAACTCTCTTGTCCCATAGAAACCAAGTCTTTCAATGTATCTCTATGATCGTTATAATCATCAAACAAATCCTGACTTCTTTGATCTCTTGTAGAATATTGTTCAATATTACTTTTTTGTTTTTCGATTATTTCTTTAGATTGTTCTTCAATTTTATTTTCTATTTCTAAATAATCACTTAATTTATCATTCAATGTCTTTTTCATTATTCATCCCCAAAGTAATCATCATAAGTTTCTATGAAAGTATAATTGTCTGTACTCCGCGCATCAATTGGGTCTGTAGTAATTGTACTTTTAGAAAACTGTGTAGTTTGATCTGGCAATCCTTTTACATTTGTAGTTGCAGTTCTAATAATTTTTTGTTCTCTTGGTAATCCATATAGATAACCAGACATATTAAATCCTAATGTCCAAATGAGAGCTCTTCTAGATATATAGTCGCCTTCATAATCATCAGAATAATCTACAGACTCTAATGTAAGAGCTGTATCTCTTACGATACCTAGTTCATTTGCTTCTTTAATTGGAATAATAAATGATGGAGTAAAATATGGAAGAATTTGTTCCACAATTTGCATTGCGTCATCCGCATTTTTTGTCATAATAGAAAGTGTAAATCCAATATCATATGGAACTGGTTGATACACAAGATTCTTCTTATCTGCATCAGAGGAATTTTGTTTTGATAATTTTTTAATTTTTGGTAATTTTCTATCCGCTGCATAATTAAAACCAGAAATTTCAAAACTCATTCTTGGTAGAACAATTGCTGGATCTCCAGTTGTAGTTATTTTATTAATTCTTGAAAGATATTTTTCTGTCGGCCCATATGAGATAGGAACTCTAATAACTTGTAAAACATTTCCATTCGCGTCAGTTTTTTCTATATCTATATCGTTGAATATAGAACCAAATGCAATCACATAATTTCTAATTGTGCTTCTATAAAAATGTGCATTACCTAACATTAGTAATCCTCACTAAATGGATTTGTTTTCGTAAAGTCAATGACACCATCGACTGTTTGTGGAGACAATGGAATAAGTTGCGTGTCTGGATCTGGTGAATTATCTACTGTACTATCAACCGCAGCTGCCGGTTGTGCGGGCGCAATAAAGTTATTATCAATTTCGTTTATTCCAGTATTGATTGTTTCTCTTGCCCATGAGAATAATTCACATGTTAATCGATATACATGCATTTTTCCAAGTTGAAAAAATGGAACCTCATCTTCGACAAACTTAATTTCAAAAACTTTATCTGTTATGGGAAAATATAATAAATCTCCAACTTTTGGTCTTTCAGTTGATGTGACTTCAGTAAATCTACTTATCGAAACAGTTGTAATTAGCTGATCTCTAACTTCCAATCCAAATTTAGATAACATATCACCCTCACCTTCAAACCCATCAACACTTTCTATATGCATTTCTATAGTATGTGTTTCAGTGAACGAACTCAATGTATCTTCATTAAATATTGTATCTTCATTTACAATCTGTCTTGGAACATATATAAAATCTTGTCCATGCATTTGAATCGATTCTATTACTAGATTTCCAATCAAATCCTGTTCAGCCGTAAAGTTGATAGTGTTTATATAAGGATTAGTTGCCATCTTATCCTACCATGATATCTACTGGAAGCTCGTAACTTAAAGACATTTCCTGTTCCAACTTTTCAATTTCTTGATTTGCTTCATCTAAAATTCTACTACCATTGAAAGTAATTCCGCCAGGCAATTGAACACCTTCGTATTTTGTTAGATTTTCTCCCCATTGTTTTTTAATAAGAGCAGTTGCATACCTTTTAAGCCATCTATCATTCCATACATCAGTATATGTGTCTGGGTCTATAACTCTTGTTGCTTCTATGATAATATTTTCTCCTACACTAACAGCAGCAGTCCAATCAATATCAAGATATAATTTATTCACATGTCTATTATAACGAATTGGAACTCTTCCAGTAATGATTTCATTTACCATTTGAAGATGATCTTGTGTTAGTTGATAAGTCAACATTTCTGCACTTTGTAAATCATAAACATCATTCAAGAAAAGTTGATATCTAATATCAAACATATTTGTTGAACTATTTTCCGATTGAAATAAAGGAATTACTTGTTTGATACCAATAATATTATTATTGATAGGAATGTATTTATTATCCATATCCGTCTGAGTAATTTGATGTGCAAGATATGTATCTTCAACTGCATCATAGTGATAATCTTGATAATACTCCAATGCATCATCAATTCTATCTTCTACCTGTTCATCTGCTACATTTATTTGAATTACGGGAGAACCCAATTTTCTTAGACAATAAGATTTGAATTCTGTTCTGGATGTAACTACGGCCATGTCATACCTCTCTTTGATATGACTATTTATATGTTTTTGAGTTTATCCTTTTAGTGGTTCTGTTGGCGGTGTAAAGTTTGCGGTGTATCTTGCAAGACCTTTAGTGACTCTTAAATCTTGAATATATCCGTGATACGAAGTTGTCGTACCATTTACGGCTTGACCTATTCGGCAAGGCTTCGAACTACCTAAATCGGTACTGCTATTTCTTGTTGCGCCGAGTGTTCCATTAACAAATATTCTCCATAATCCGCTCTCTCTAGTAAGGGCAATATGTGTCCATTCTTGGGTTATAGTAACTCCAGAACCAACCTCTACATTTGCAGGACCATCATAAAACATAATTTCACCTGATGTGCTTAAGTAGACAACGAGTGCCTCTGCTGCCACAGCTGATCTGAGTCCTACAAAAGCGCCACCATTTCCTGTATTTAATGTACCACCCCAATAAGTCCAAAACTCTATTGTAAAATCACCAGTGCCAAAACCAAATGCCGGATTGCTTGCAATACTTACATAATCACCGCTTCCATCAAAATACATTGACTTAGTATTAGCAAACTTAGCCTGAGTGGTTGATCCAGTAGTGTTTCCAACAAGGTTTAGGTTATGTATTTGTGCTTTATCTATGATTGAAGCGTCTGTGCCTTGTATGTGTAACACTGATCCAGTTGAAGATAGTGGAGCACTAGGTGGTATAAATTCGGCAGTATAGTGTTCTGTTGGTAAAACCCTAATATCAGAAATATACCCTTGGTAAAAATTTCCTGGCGATCCACCGTTTGCTGCATCAAATTCTGTGCCTATACCAAAAGTACAAGCTGATAATGCGGTGCTTGGTGTCCAAGTGTTAGTTTTAGCAAGCTGACCGTTCACA